TAGTTTTGCAGCCCTCAACACGTTGAGGAGGAGCACGTGTAACTCCTCATTGTTATTAGACTCTATGGCTGTGATGAGGCTTTTTGTGAGGATTCCAACGTTGTTCTCACTGGTCAACACCTCTTTTGTAGCTTCGATAGTTTCTGGCTTACCTTGTTGGATGGCAGCAGTAAGAACCGGAGTGAACGAGAAGAAATAGTTTGTAACATCTGGGTACTGGCCTCGGATGAGCTCGTCAATAGTGAGGCCATAGGCAGCTGTGGCAAAGAAAGTTCGCATTATGTCTGATATGTCAGATGCTATCTCCATTAAGTCGAGGTCGCCTCTTACGTCTATGCGATAGATTCCTTTCGTATGGGAGAGGTCTTTGAGCTGTCTTAGATGCGTTTCTAAGAGTTCGGAAAAGTCTTTGGGAAGAATGTGAGGGAGGTTTGCTCCTGAGGAAAGGAGTTCTTCTATTGTTTGAAAAGAGAAATTTTCCCCGGTGATTGGATTATAGAAAATATTCAGATAGTTGCCGAATTGATAGTTATCCTCCCTGCAGCGTTTTACAAGTTTCTCCTCCCATATATTGCATTTAGATAAGTTGATGTTTTCAATATACTGCTTACAGTGTTCCTGTAGTTCTTGCTTTGTTTTCATATCTTATTCTTTTTAGTAGGTTCTTAGATGATAAATCCTTTATTGTCAAAGCGGTATTGCTGACTGAAAGGGTTTATGAAACGATGGTAAATGGTAGAAACTAAGCGTTTGCCCTTGTAGGCAGAACTCCTAAGGGGGCTGTCTTAGAAATAAAGTCCTGTGAGCATGGTGAGTCTGATAATGACGATTTCTGTTCCTTGGCAGAGCTTGATGGGAGCGTCCCATGTTGTTATTTCTTCACCATTGATGAATACTCTAAAGAGGCTGTCGTCGTATGCCTGTCTCGTTCGTTGTATAGCCTTTTCAAGTGTGTCATGGTTTTCACCATAGTTCTCAGCAAAGCGGATGCGTCCTTCTTCTGCCTGTTCGGCTATCTCACTGTCGGATAAAGCATGGTTCTCTTTCGGAGTCTGGGCTTCTGTCAGACCTTGTCGGGTCAAGGTGTAGAGTAGGGCTTCGAGCGTATTGACGGTATCATCAATCTCTATAGGGTGTTTGCCTAATTCCTTTCTACTCCCCAATTTCTTTTTTACAATGTGTACTTCCATTTTGTTTAGGTGTTTCTTTCCCTTTGCAAATATAGGAAATAATTAGTAAACAAATGAATATTATCCCATTTCTTTGTATTCAGTGGAAGTAAGAAGGTGATGATAGATTATGGGCGCGAGCGTTGGAAGGTGGGTTTACGGTTCTCGGCAGTTGTAAAAAAGGGAATTAGCTATATTCAGTAATGATGTGTAGACATCTATTAATAAGAAATGCTATGAGAGTATTTCGTGGATAAGTAGTTTTTTAGAAGTTTAGTGTATGATATTTGATAGGGTACTTAGTCTGCCTTACCAGACGCCTTCAATCTATGTGTCCTTCTCTCTTATATCTTTTGGGGTAGTGCCCGTTGTTTCGGAGTGAGAGTGGGGATGAGTCTACTTCTTTGTTTTGAGGTGGTTTTAAATTTGCTGTCATTACTGTCATGCGGAGTCGTCATCTAACTAATTAGTTATCAGCATGGTTACATGAAATGTTAAAAATGACAGCAAACTAAAATAAAAAATATTCTTGTAATATGTGTAATAGCTTCTCTTGTTAGCAAGTCTTTATGACGTCAAATACCGAACAAGCTATATTCCCTAAGTGTTTTATAGTTTTATCTATGAGGAGGTAGTTATGAGATAGAGATTTCTTGTTTTATCTAAGTCGGTTATTAAACTACAAAATCACTAATTTTTGTATTAGTACTATTGCTGATTATGTGTATAAAAGAAAAAGCGGAAATCTATTAAAGACTTCCGCTTAATTTAAGAAGGGTGGGTGGTGGGATTCGAACCCACGACATTCAGAACCACAAGCGGAAGTTTTGTAAACTATAACTTGTTGATAATTAGATATTTATATTGTGGTACTTTTTGGATTTAGTTAATTATCGGTCAATTTTCCAAATATTTTTAATTTCAACATCTCTCTATCTTCTAAGAGCATGTCCATTAGTTTCTCCTTTATCTCTTGTACTTTTGTAAATTGTGACTGATATTCCTCCATTTGGTCTTGCATCCTGTCAATCTGATGTTGTAACCGTTCTATAACAGTACGTTGGTTCTTGATTATATCAAGCAGGTCGGAATATGTTTCTTGACCATTTATATCAGAAGTATAGTTGTGGGTAATAATGTCTCGTCCAGCGTTTCCCTCGTTGATGTTGTTAGAATCGTTGATATTACCATTCTCCGCACTCATTATTTGTTCTTTATCCATATTTTGTTTATATTAAGTTATACAATTCTTTGACTGACAATGCGAATAGCTTGCCACATACCCCTTATTTCTTTCCTCTCAACATCTACCTGCCCATGAATTGGATTGTCTGCTTTCAGCGTAATGAAATTCTTATCAAACAAGCTGTTCTTTAATACTCTCTTTATCGTCAACGTTTTACCATACACAACCAAAACCACTCCAGATGCTTCTTCCCATTTTGTATCTGGTATAATTCTTGCAAGCACTTTTGATTTGTCTGGAATGCTTGGCGTCATGCTGTCTCCGTCTATTTGAAATACTTTGTATTCTATATTATTCAAACTCTCGCCGTCTTCTGACATCACGCCGTATGTTTCCTCTTCATATGTATTGTCGTAAAGGCTTTTCACAAAAGATGCCTTGGCGTCAATAGATACATATGGAATGTTCACAAGTTCCTCGCGTAGATATGGTTTTACTTCCTTTGCGGTACTGTTTTTTGATGTTTGAATGTTAATATTGTTAGAACCATTAACACTTCCTCCAGCAATTGTCAACTGATTGTTTTTCCCCGATTGAGTTCTGTCTCCATTAATGAATACAGAACCTTCACCTGTGAGAATGTACAAAGGGTTAACCTGCTTGTAATGCTTACAGAATGATTCTAATACCTTTGATGACACATCCTTTGTTTCTCCATTGCGGAGTTTTACCATCATATTTTTAGTAATCTCTGGAACATCAGTGTAAACGCGGTAATCGGACAACTTAAGAGCATCCATAGCCTCGTATAACCTGTCTTTTTTGTTTTTTTTCATAATTTCCTTCCTATTTTCTTTGTTGGTTTCTAAAAAGATAGTATCTTTGTAATCGCATTTGGTCAAGAAATGCGACTGACATCGCTAAATTTTCCCATTTAGGGAGTTTAGATATTTCACCTCTGTAAGGCTTGACCACTTGCAGAGGTTTTTGTTTGTATACAACCGACCTCGATTCTACCTTTCACGACCGCAACCGCCTTGGGGTAGTCTTATTTCTCGCAAAGGGAGCAAGCGAGGGCGCAGGATATGAGTGAGGATGCGCTGCAAGACGATGACAATATCGGAATACCTCATGTCACTTGTTGAATTTGTCTTAACAAGTGGGCGAAGAACGGCGACGAGAACTCTCGGTATAAAGTTCAGAGCAAAATCCCTCCCACTATGGGTAAGGGTGGATTCTGCTCTTTTCGACTCCTCTTCCTCTGGTATGTTTAATCTTTAATTATTATAGTTTGGGCGCAATTTTTATGAATGAATTAAGAATTTTTGAAAACCCACAATTTGGGAAAGTAAGAACGGCAGGAACGCCGGATAATCCATTATTTTGCCTTGCCGATGTGTGTAATGCTCTCGGACTGCAACAAGGGCACGTAAGGGAGCGACTTGATAAGGGGGTCGTTTCAACCGAACCCCTTGTAACGGCAGGAGGGGTACAAAATGCGAACTTCGTAAACGAAGACGGCTTGTACGATGTGATACTTGACAGTCGTAAACCCGAAGCGAAAGCCTTTCGTAAATGGGTTACTAAGGAGGTTTTGCCGTCAATACGTAAACATGGTGCGTATATGACTGATAATATCATAGAACGCACATTAACCGACCCTGACTATCTTATCCAACTCGCTACGGCTCTCAAAGATGAAAGACAGAAGCGTATTGAGGCGGAACAATCTGTAAAAGCTGCTCAACCTGCTATTAACTTCACAAATGCCGTCAGCGGTTCTGTATCTTCCTGCTTAATTGGAGAACTCGCAAAGCTAATCAATCAGAACGGCACTCCGATGGGAGAAAGACGACTATTCCAATGGATGCGAGATAACGGCTATCTCGGCACGAAAGGAGAACGATATAATATTCCTAATCAGAAGTACGTTGATATGGGCTTATTTGAACTTAAAAAGGGCGTGCGAAGTGGTAACAACGGGGTGCTGCACACGACTATCACAACGAAAGTGACGGGCAAAGGGCAAATTTACTTTGTAAATAAGTTCAATACCCATTAGAAATCGGTTGTATCAATAAGTCAAAGAACGTTTTTGTATGAAAAAGAAAAGTATAATCAATCCACTTCCAAAGGAAGTATGTAATTATATGGCAGGTAGCATCACTGATTCTATTCTCCAAGATTTGAAACGAGAGAGAACGTCGCTGTATTTATCAATATTGCCTATCCCATGAATGCTCAAGACAAGTTTCAATAAATCTTCTTTCCTTGTCTTGTTTACTTTTATTTTTGGCGGTTCTGTTATTGTTGATAATAGCATTTCTACAAGTGCATTACACTCTTTGTATTTAGCTATCTCGGAATATTTTAATATAGCATTTAGAGTATGGTTTATATACCAAAAACCAAGCCCCAAAGGCTCGTTATTAGTAAGGAGATATGCGTATAAATATGCGAAGTTAAACTCTAATGCAGCCGAGTCGGCAGTTGTGTTATTGTTTACACGCAATATCAAATCACTCAGTACTGCTTCGTTTTTTGACAATTCTTCTTTTTTCTTGTTGAAGTCTATTACTGTGTATATATTCCATCCTATCAATATAGTAACGAGTAATGACAATATGCCCACTATCACACCTATATAGTCTAATCCATTTGTGCAAGGGTGTGAGTTGCATAGCGATATAATGCTTAAAATCAGCGAAAGCATAACAACGCCATATATAGCTAATCTTTCTGCTTCTATTCTTTTCATATTCTTATATAAGGTGTATTTGTAAACGAACCTTTTGAGGTGTTAAATATTAGTTAATAGTATCAAATTAGATACCAAAAGTTTTGCAGGTTTCTAAAAAGATACTATCTTTGCACTGTGAACGATTTAGTACAACGGCAAAGGTAAACCTTTTAGTTGAGAAAAGCAAGTGTTTACAGCGATTTTTGAACTATTGAGACAAGAAAATATTGAAAATGAAAGGCTGCAAGATAGACTAACAATCCGTGACCTTGCAGATGGCAGAAGTAAATATAGAACGTGAATGACGCTACGAAATACCTCTATACGTAAGAGAGTAGGCAGGTTAGGGGTCTGTCTCGCCAAATGAAGATATAACGCACGCTGCAATGAGATATGTTGCTACTATTCGATTAGGGCGTGCGTACAAGGTTTAGATACTGAAACTAAAAACTACTAAAGATTATGTTGAACTAAAAACTTACAATTATGAAACAGAATGAATTAGAACTATTAAAAGAAAAGATAATCGATTACGTGGTTGATTGCGGTCACAATGGCGATGAGCATATAGATACATGTATTGATTTGGACGAAACACAAAAAAACACCCCTTCTGCAAGCGTAGAAGGGTATCTACGTGTAGATGGGTACGTAGAGGACGATTTTCATTGTGGCTATATGAATGGTACAGGCGCATTCGTGGTAACGTCTGTATCTGTATCATTGAATATTAGTGTCTACGACGAAAATGATGAAGAAGTAGATATAGATGAGTACGAGATAGAAAGTGCGATAGAGTCATGTTTGTATTAATATTTTTTGCAGTTGGTGCAATAGTTTGCACCGCTGCTGTTGCCAAATATATTTGGCAGACAAAGATGTGTTTCAAAGAAGTTTACAAACAAATAAAAGAAGAATGGAAAAAAGTTTAATAGATAGTCTTTGCGACATGAGAAGGGCTGATGAGAATATTCTTGCAGAAGTTAGAAATATTAATCAAGAATGTCGCATAGAAAATGTGTTTGCCAATCTATTCAACTGGCCAAGTAAATAGAAGTATGACAAAGAAATAGACGAGGCCACTTGGCGCAAGTGGCTTTATGAGTAATCAAGTTAATAGTTGTAATTTATGTTATTAATCACCCCTCACGGTTCGTGAGAATAGTGAGGATTGTAAGGGCATCTATGGTAGTAATCGAGGTTCGAGTCCTCAATGCCCACTAAACAAAAAAGAAGAAGATGGAAAGAACATTAAAAGAAAGAAGGTATAGTATTACGGGGCTGTTTAAGCATATAGGGGCTGGCAATAAGCTGCACGTATCATTGGATTGCTACACTGCCAATTCTGTTACTACAGAATGCACAAGGCAAAACCGATATGAGGGATGCGACCCTATGAACAACAAATTTGCGACAACAAAGAAGGAAAAGGTAGGGTATATAACTATTATTCAAAGATACTAATGGACTTTATTGATGAATTTGCAACATCGACCTACAAGGTAGGCGATGTTGTTTGGGGTTTACGCTTCATGGGTGAAAGAGCGTGTAAGTTTACAATCGCTAAGATTGCGGATGGCTTTGCCTTTGACAAGAATAACGCTCGGTTCAGGATGTGCGCTCTTAGCAGAACCAAAAGCGGATTAATAAGAATGATTTTCGATGATTGATATTATAGACATTGGAAGCATCATATCTGATTTTGTCCGTGTAGGTTATAACGCAGCCGTTAAAGACTATGACCCACCGCAAGATAGATTAAGGCTGTCAGAGGTAAAGAGATGGCTTAAATTCAGAATGGTTGATTTTAAGACGTTTCAAAAATTAGAGAAGAAAGGTTTAATTAATGCTCGCAAAGGTAGTGCTGCAAATTCGCCTTTGTATTATTCAAAGGCTGAGATACAGAAAGCTTTTGCGACCATGCGATTAAATCAATTAATGACAACTAATGAACTAAGTGATTATGAAAGAAGAAAAGAATAATGATTTTATGGATAATCCTAATTTATCCATATTCAACAAGGTTCGCAAAGTTCCCTCCAATGCCTTGAAACTGATAGGCGCAGGGCGGCTAAAGGGTATGTCAGACGTTAACCCAGTATGGCGCATTCTTGCAATGACTGATACATTTGGCGTTTGCGGTGTTGGTTGGAAATACGAGATAACCAAGCAATGGACAGAAACATACGCCAACGAAATCAAAGGGTTTTGTAACATCAATATGTTTATAAAGGTTGATGGCGAATGGAGCGATGCTATCCCTGGCACAGGGGGTGCTTCATTTGTAGCTATGGAAAGAAATGGCGCATACGTTTCTGATGAAGTGTACAAAATGGCTCTAACGGATGCCCTTTCTGTTGCTATGAAATCTATTGGCGTGGCTGCTGATATTTACTTCTCAAAGGGTGCAGACCTCGGTACAAAGTACGCTATTAACGAGCAGGTTGCAAATGGTTCTCTTCCTACACAATCAACTGACCCTAATCTTGAGGCAATACTTGCAAACATCAAGGCTGCAAGAAATACAGATGAGTTAAAACAGATATGGGACGATTGTTATTCATACCAATCAAATCCAATATTCAAAGGTGCAATGAGCGCTCGCAAAAAAGAGCTGAAATGATAAAGTTAGTAGAGAGCCAAGTGGCATTCAATCAAGAAGAGCACACGTATTCACTGAATGGGATAGCATTAAAGGGGATAACTGGGATGATTAAGTCCCAGCTATTCCCCGACATGTACAAGGACATTCCGCAGTGGATTCTTGACAGAGCCGCCGAACGTGGTACAATGGTGCATGAGAGTATCGAGTTATTCGATGCAGGTTTTGAGCCAAAAGACACCACTCCCGAGCTTGAGAGTTACAAGCGTATCAAGCGAGAGAATGAACTCACAACGCTTGCAAATGAGTATATCGTAACGGACAGAGAGCATTTTGCAAGCGCAATAGACCTCGTGTTATGCAAGGGCGAAGATATTATCCTTGCTGACCTCAAGACGACTTATACGTTGGACAAAGAATACGTGCGATGGCAGTTAAGCATATACGCCTATCTCTTTGAGCTGCAAAACCCCGAGTTAAAGGTAAGTAAGCTATATGCGCTTTGGTTACGTGACGACAAGTCGGAGTTTGCAGAGATAAAACGTGTCGAATCCGACACCATTAAAGAGTTATTGCAATGTGAGGTTGATGGGCGCAAATTCAACACCATAAGCAAGGTAGGTAGTACGCCTTCTGAAATTAAAAAGGCTGAAAAGGCGGTATATACACTTATTAAGCAGATAAAAGAGCTTAATATAAAAAAAACAGAATTATCGCAAGGACTTTTGAAACTCATGCAAAAACATGGCGTGAAAACATACAAAGGTGATTATATCACATTATCATGTAAGGCAGCAAGTACCCGTGAGGATATAGATAAGGCAAAGCTAAAGAAAGAATATCCTGAAGCGTATGCAGCTTGCGTTAAGACAACAAATATCAAAGAATCATTACAAATAAGATAAGATTATGGCAAATACTAAGTCAGGTGTAGTCCTCGCAGTAGGGCAGCCACAGCAATTAAAGTCAAAAGGTGGAAAGGTTTTCACAAAGCGTTCGCTTTATTTAGATTGTACTCCACATGATGGCATTACAGGTGAGCGTTCTCAATATGAGAATAAAATCCTTTTTGATTTTATGGAGAGTAAAATGTCTTTACTTGATAATATCCAAGTAGGGCAGGTTGTTACAGTATCTTTTGACTTGCAGGGTAGCGAGATTACAGAACCGAATGGACAAATAAAATACTTTGTTCACGTTCGACCTTATAAGATAGATGTTAGGCAGGTTCAGCCATCAAATCAACAACCACAGCAGCAATATCGGCAACCGCAGCAGCCCACCTATCAATCCCCACAAGTAGAAGATGACACCCCATTCTAATGATTTACGACACATCCAACCCACTCGATAAGGCTAATTTCATGCTACGTGCTAAGAAGTTAGCCGAGAGTGGTAAAGTAATAGAGCTGACCGAGAAAAAGCCAAGAAGAAGTTTACCACAGAATAAGTATCTGCACGTTATCCTTGCTTACTTTGGTACGCAAACAGGTAATACACTTGAATGGGTCAAGCAGCAATATTATAAGAAACTTGTAAACCCCGATTTGTTTATCCGTGAAAAGGAAGATAAGTACTTAGGCATGATAAAGGTGCTTAGAAGCAGTGCCGACCTCGATACGGCAGAAATGAGTTTGTCAATAGAAAGGTTTAGGAATTGGGCTGCGCAAGAAGTTGGTATATATATACCATCGGCAGATGAAGCAATACTCATTCAGCAGATGGAAATAGAAATCGAAAGAAACAAAGAGTACTTGTAACTCACTTTTTTTCATAATAAGTTTTTAATTGTTCAACAACGTGGGGAAGCGTCCCCACATTTGCTTTGGTGGCGGAATTGGTAGACGCTAAATTAACTGCAATGGAGTGTGACGGATCTCCACGTTAAATAATAAAACGTTTCGAGACAGGAGTGTCTTGCGGTTGCAGGTTCGAGCCCTGCCCAAGGCACAAAGAGGAAAATAGTTGGCTAATTGGTAAAGTTTAAGAAGTAACTTAGGAATATTGTCAAAGAGAAAGGCGGTGGGACTACCCATTGGGATAACAGATAATGAAACCCTTGTAAGGAGAATAGCCTTACTATTCCGATAATAGTTCCTGCGTGAGAAACAGGCTTAAACAATACCAAGCTAAATCTGAAAAGAAAGTCAGACACCCATCGTATCTATCTAAGGTGCAAACTTAGGTGGGTGCTTAATTGAGAATTAACTCGGTGATGCAAATGACGAAGAGTATTCAGGGAAATGCAAACGAGACCAAACTCCAACAATCTAAGTAGAGGTATCATAGAACGGTGAGTAGGAAACACGTAAAAACACTGTTAAACAGAACAGGTCTATGATTTACTTGCAAGGCTTTCCCTTAGATTAACAAAGGTCTCATTTCGATGTATGGTGTAATGGTAGCACAACAGATTTTGGTTCTGTCAGTGGTGGTTCGAATCCGCCTACATTGACTATGTATTATTTGAAGAATAAAAAAACAGACAAACCAAAGAAACGGCAAGCAAGCCAAGCAACTTTGGTTAAGAAGCTGGATAAGGTCTTTAGTCAGTATATCAGATTGCGAGATGCTTTCCCTAACGGGACATTCAAGTGTATATCGTGTGGAAAGATAAAGCCTTTCGACCAATCCGATTGTGGGCATTATCATTCGAGACGGCACATGTCAACCCGCTTCGACGAGGAGAATTGCAATAGCGAATGTAGATTTTGTAATAGGTTTTCAGCCGACCACCTCATCGGGTATCGTGAGAACCTTATCCGAAAGATAGGAACGCAAAGATACCAACTACTTGAAGCGAAAGCACATCAAATAAAGAAGTGGTCTTGCTTTGAACTTGAGCAACTGATTAAGTATTATTCAGTTTTAGTCAAGAAATTGAGCGAAGAGAAAGGGATAAGGATATGATGTATAAACTTCGTGACTACCAACAAAAGGCTTCCGATACTGCGGTAGCCTTTTTTAATGACAAAAAGGCAAAGTATAACGCTATTATGGTGTTGCCTACTGGTAGCGGCAAGTCGCTTGTGATAGCTGACATTGCTAACAGACTGCAAGGGCATACGCTTGTCTTTCAGCCGTCAAAAGAGATACTTGAGCAAAACTACAAGAAGCTATGCTCCTATGGAGTACTTGACTGTTCTGTTTATTCAGCTTCATTCAATTCAAAGAATATAAGCCGTATCACCTTTGCGACAATAGGCAGCGTGATAAGACACACAGATGACTTTCAGCATTTCAATAACGTAATCATAGATGAGTGCCACTTTGTCAACGCAAAGGGTGGTATGTATGAAGAATTTATCCACGCTACAGGATGTAAGGTATTAGGGTTAACCGCCACTCCTTACAGATTAAGTTCAAGCAGCTTTGGTGCGATGCTAAAGTTCCTTACTCGCACCCGTCCTTTGATATTCTCAAAGGTCATCTATCAAGTACAGATTTCAACCTTACTTGATATGGGATTTCTTTCAAAGATAGATTACTTCCAAATGAACCCATTAGGGTGGGATGAGAACAACCTGCAAGCAAATTCAACTGGTGCTGACTATACAGATAAATCAGTAGAAGCAGAGTATAATAGAATTGACTTCTACGGCTATTTAGTCAGTATCGTGAAACGACTACTTTCGCCAAAACGTGGCGGTGCAAGGAAAGGCATATTAGTCTTTACTCGCTTTCTGAAAGAGGCTGAACGACTGACGCAAAGCATTGAATGCTGCGAAATGGTATCGGGAACAACACCAAAGGCAGAGCGTGAACGCATATTGAATGACTTTAAGAGTGGTAAGATAAAGGTTGTTGTGAATGTAGGAGTATTGACAACTGGCTTTGATTATCCAGAGCTTGATACGGTAGTGATGGCACGCCCTACAATGTCGCTTGCTATGTACTATCAGATAGTAGGTAGAGAGATACGTCCATACAAAGATAAACAAGCGTGGTTTGTCGATTTAGCAGGAAATATTAATAGGTTTGGAAAAGTCGAAGATTTAAGGTTGGTTGACGAAGGTAATGGGAAATGGGCTGTTTGGAATAAACATAAACAATTAACAAATGTTCTTTTTCAATGAGTAAGAAACAAATTGTACAAACTCACACTTGCTTCCAATGCCAATTTGCGTATTTGATGCGCTCTGCTCCTCATAATCCTATTATCTCTGAATGTACTATAACAAAAGAGCGGAATGTGGCAGGAACACCGATTAAATGCCAACATTTCAAAAACAGAATAGGTTGTGCGAAGATAAATCCGATGAATTTTCTAAAATAATGCAATATGAAAAGAGCTGTTATTGACAATGGAACTGTTATAAAGTGGCACAATTCCAAAGAAGAGTTGCCTAATCTTAAAAACAAAAAAGACAACATTATGTGCCTTACACTTGAAGATGGAATGCTTAGACTGAATGTGTGGAATCAATATTACTTATGTTGGGACGATGCGGAAGGTGATGACTTCCAATTTGAGAAAGAGCATGAGTTTCTATGGTGTCCGCTTGAAACAATGAGCGAAGACGAAATCATCAAATTATGATAAAACTTGATGATAAGTTTACCATTCGATATTCCCCCCACGAGCAGCTTGTAATGTTACGGCTGCTCCTCGCTGCAAATGAAGATGGTGTCGTATTTTTTTCAACACGTAAACTTGCTGAGTTATGCGGATTAACACGTCAGAATATCCGCTCGATATTAACAAATTTGAGCAAAAAGGGGGATCTTGTAATTGCTGCAACCCCAACAAGTAACCCAACAAGTAACCCAACAAGTAACCCAACAAGTAACCCAACAAGTAACCCAAGATTAACATTTGTAACTATCTGTAATTTTGATACTTACAAAGTTGGGAAAAGAAAAGTAACCCAACAGATAACCCAACAAGTAACCCAACAAGTAACCCAAGGTAAAACAACTCTTTCAAAGAGCAAAGCAAGTCTTAAAGAAAGAGAACACGAATTTGGTGAAAGCCTCATTCCCTATATCGAAAAATACTCAAAAGAAACAATACGTGCTTTCTTCAACTATTGGACTGAAAAGAACAAATCAGGAACCAAGATGCGCTTTGAACTTGAAAAGACGTGGGAAACATCAAAGAGGTTACAGACGTGGGCAAACAGGGAGAAGGTGCAAAAGAGTAATACCGCCCTCAAATCATCTGAAATGAACTACGATAAAGATAGTGATTGGTAAATGGAACAAATAGACTTCAAATCCGCCATTGAGCGGTTACGAGACACAACGTATAAGCCACTACCCGATAAGGTGCAAATCAGTGTGCCAAATGCAGGAACGCACCTTAAAGAAGGATTAAAGTACTTTTGTGGTGATAATGCAAAGTGGAACGCTGACTATGAGAAGATTGTCCAGTGGCTCACTGATAACAAAGGTAAAGGCTTAATGCTTGTTGGAAATTGCGGTGTTGGTAAATCGCTGATAGGTATGAGGATTATTCCTTTATTGCTTTACCACTATTACCGTAAGGTAGTAACAATCTGCACGGCAAATGAGCTCAATAAATCGCCAGATGAGATTATCCGAAATCACATTATCTACATTGATGACGTGGGAACGGAGGAAATATCAAATATCTACGGCAATAAGCGAGTACCTTTTGCAGAACTCGTTGATGCAGCGGAAATGGACGGCAAGTTACTAATATTCTCTACCAACTTAGACGAAGACCATTTGAAAGCTAAGTATGGAGACAGAGTGGTTGATAGGCTTCACGCTATCACAAGAAGAGTAACGATAACGGGCGATTCAAACCGAAAGTAACGATGTCGAATAATATCAATGCAGACTACGCCTATTGCAGGGGCGTGGGATGTGAATTAAGAAACTACTGCAATCGGTATCTTCCAGACCCTCCCGATGCTTATATGTGGTGGGTGCAAGAGAAGTACCAAGAGGAAACAGGGAGGTGTCCTCTCTTCGATGATAATTATAAAGATTAACTAAACCAAATCAATATGAAACAGAAAGAAATAGAAAAAGTGAACACCTATCTGAAACGGAAGTATAACATATTTCACGCTGATTTAATTACACGTGCGATGCAAGATGAAAGTATATCGGTAGGGCAATTTGAGATTGGATGCGGTCTGATTGGCCTCGCAGAGGAACAAGACAGTGACTATTTCGTGCCAAGTGGATGGGGAGTTGCGACCGCAGTTATTTTGTATCATTTTTTATTCAGTAAGTAACATGGACAGAGAGATATTATTCAGAGGGATAAATTTTCAGAAAGAATGGGTTTACGGAGACCTTTTCCATTCATACGCAAATGATGATATAGCTATTGCCTACTATAGAGAAGGCAGTAAGACCCCTACATTTGATGCTATCTTTCCTGAAAGCTTTGGGCAGTATACAGGACTGACAGATAAAAAAAGGGTTAAAATATTTGAGGGAGATATAATTTCTATTGGAGATCCAAATATTAAATATATAACAATGTGGCGTAATGATGGATTTTGTGCAAAGCAGATTGGCGCAAGTAGCTACATAGGTCTAACCTATTGGGCAAGCGACATAGAAGTATTGGGCAACGTAATAGATAATGCCGAACTAATGAAGTAAAGCGTATGAAAGTTAGAATAGTTCAAGCAGGCATTTGTTTATACGAGGTGGAAGTAAAACGTGCATGGTATCTTCCATGGGCTATAGTATATGACGGATGCTTGCCTTGGAGAGTTTTTCTATAGTAAGAAGGATTGTATACGCAATAGTATTCAGTGGCTGGGGAGTTGCGACCGCAGTTATTTTGTCCCATTTTATATTCAGTAAGTAACATGGAAAGAGTAAACAAACCAAACGAAAGCGGTATTATCGAAATTGACTTTGACGGCAACGTTAAAGCAGGTTTCAAAGTAGAGAACGGAAATATCATAGTCTTAGGTGCTATGGATGGATATGGAAAACCAATCAAAATAGAAGAATAATATGAAAAGAGTAACAGAAATTAATCAGCTTACAAAAGGTGATATTATCGTCACAATCGCAGACTACAAGATTGTGAAAAGAGAGTTTGTATGTGTGCATCCGCACAACGATAAGTATTCAATCTTCTTGAATGAATTGCAAGACGGATGTCCAAAGTTCTACAACGAGAATCTCAAATTAAAAGAGTGGTATTTGTTCACAAACAGTAAGGAGGAATGGAAAGAACTCAACGCCATGATAGTTGAGGAGCTCAAAAAGTCAACAGCTTTTTACGAACAACGTAGCAAATAAATAAGATTATCTGCGGAAATATCCACGATAACCCCAAACTAATTAAGTAAAAGCGTATGAAGAAGATAATGTTTTCAGATAAGTACCTCCTTACGTACTCAGTGCTTAACGGGACAAAGACAATGACAAGGCGACTACTGAAAGAGGGTACACCGCTTGGTAATTGGGAGGAAACGGTAAAGCACCTGCCTTATAAGGTTGGTGATATAGTTGCGATTGCACAACCATACAAGGACATTATTGAATGTATGGCGGAGTATAGCGATATTATAATCAATGTAGATGGTTCTATAAATAGAGAATTTAAGGCAGGCTGGGCGAATAAAATGTTCGTCAGGTCCAACTTAATGCCCCACCACGTCAGAATTACAGATGTAAAAGTGGAACGATTGCAAGATATTTCAGAAGAAGATTGCCTTAAGGAAGGTATAATATTTATTGAACCATTTTCAATTATTGGAGAGGATGCTTACTTTTTCGCTGTCAAGCGTAAAGTGGGACGGATGTATGACAATATTCTTAAATTTTTCTCTTCTCCTCAAAGAGCCTATGTAGACTTAATTGACAAGATAAGTGGTAAAGGTACATGGGAGAGTAACCCATGGGTGGTTGTGTATAGTTTTGAATTAATTGATTAGCGTATGGAGTTAATAGATGAGTCTAAGCCTATCGCGCGAAAAGAACATATTTGCGACTTATGTAGCCGTAAAATTAGCAAAGGGCAAAGATACCGCAGGCAGTTTATTCGAGGTGATGGTGGTGAAGTCTGGTCTTTCAAGAGCCATGAGGAATGCTGTGAATTGACATCAATTATTGATTTCAGCGACTACTACGAAGGAGTTGACTGCGATGCATTCGAAGAAGCAATCACAAATTATGTTCAAGAATATCATCAAGGTGCAGAAGATGTTGTAAAGGTTGCTCTCCAGAACCGAAACTATTACGGTTTAGCGAAGATGATATTAGCTGAGCTGAAAGAGAAAGGGATTAAACATATTAAGCTGATTGGTTAAGCTATGGAAAAGATAAATGATACTGTTGACGATACTGTTGATGATATAGAAATGCTCTTAAACGAGAAAAGGAAACAGTATCGTGCTTATCAGAGTAAATCACGTGCAGGGTCAACACCCTACGCAAGTAAAAGGAAAAAGAAACGCAAAAAGAAAAAATAGTATGGATAAAAATAAAATGATAGAATGGATAGGCACTCAGATACAAATAGAAGAATTATGACAGAAAAAGAATTTAACGAGTTGGTACTCGAACTTGAAAAGCAAGGGTACAAAAAAACAACATCGACGCCTTACGGGAATGAAGATTTTCATTATTACAAATCTTTTGGTGAGTCGGATTATGATATGGGACGTCATAATTATGTTGTCTTATTTCTATTGTATGATTGGAGACGATTTTCCCCTTCGATATTGGAGGCTTTTGGAGTAGATGTTAGAGTCGTTGTAAGCCGAGTCCCCGATGAGCATATAGTGTTCTCGATTCCTCTATGTGAGCAGACGCTTGAAGATATAGAACAGAAAGCACAATCATTCTTTGAATGGTGCGAAAAGAATGTAAAATTAAAAACAAAATAAACTATGGAAATAAAATTACAATGTGGTGATACAATCACCATTCCCGAGGGTTGCAAGGCAATCGTTAAGGACGGAAGTGTGACATTTGTGAAAGAAGAAGAAGATAAAGAGTTCAAAGACGGGGACATTCTTATTGATGACCGTGAACTTTCAGAGTTTCCTTGTAAAATCATTATGATTTACAAAGGGGCAAAGTCAAAAGAAGGGCTCTATGAATGTTATATTTTTAGAAATTTGATGGGTTCTTTGGTTATAAATAAAGGATGCTGTGGCTCGGAATTTGTAAGGATTAGACACGCCTCCGAAGAAGAGAAAGCCGAGTTCTTCGCTGAAATGAAAATGCAAGGTTTGCAATGGAATGCAGAAGAGAAGCGAGTGGAAAAGATTAGATGGAGAGCAGGTGCAGGGGAAGAATACTATTTTATTAACTCATCATTAGACGTTCTGGAAGTTGAAGAATGTTGGAGCGTCCTCTGTGGCGAACACTATTTAGCCAGAAACTACTTTCGTACTATAGAACAAGCCAAAGAGGCTGCAAGGCGCATGAAAGAAGTTTTGATTAAGTATCACAAGGAGATAGGAGAATAAGGTTTAGATACTAACACACTAAAAAAACGAAAGAGTATGCGCTAACGTTCTCTGATACGGGCATAACTATGACAGCAAAGGAATACATTAATAGACGTGCTGCACTTGTTGGGCAGGCGAAGAAGATAAACAGAAAGTTCTTTCCTCGATGCGTCAAGGCAAAACTCAGACAGATTGCACAATTAGAAAATGAGTATCGTGGTACTGACTACGAAACTCGTAAGAATGAACTTTACAAAGAATGGTTTAGCTAATGAAAGTGATTTTAGACATATCATTTGACGGTAGGAACATCAATGACATTTATAACCTGCCGTGTGTAATGGCAGTGACGAAAGATGCAGGAGGTAAGCCAGCTGTAATCCTCAAAAAGACACACACTAAAGGACGGACGATAGCCCGACTTGGTGACCATATTTGTCAATATGAGAGTGGTTTATGGCAGGTTTACGGCTCAGAGGCAGCCGACAGAATAATTAAAACAGGTAAATACGCACATGAATGAATTTAACGCAAAGAAGTTGGCGAAAAAGGAAATAGTTGACTTCATGAATGTTACGGAGAAACATAGAGAAACTTTTAATCACGTTTCATCTTTATTCCATACTATTATAGGCGGTGCAAACGATGTTGCGCATACCTATATGTTGGATGCGATAGAGAAAATCAAAGAAGCAGGTTTGTATCGACAAAGAATAAAGAAAGCGTGCAAAGATGCTATCTCTCGCTACGATGTATTTGAGAAACTCAACATGCAGGATATGCAATGTGCCGAAACGGATAAACGTCAGCTTTACATGGATTTCCTCGATAGCGTAGATGAAAGGCTAAAACCGCACGTTTTTGTTTTTCGTCAGTCTATAAAAAGAGTACTTGACAGGAACATGATAAAGGATAGTGAATTAAAGTCACATGTAATCCTTGTATATGAGCTTATCAACTACGCAGTAGTGTTGTTTGATAAGTTCATTGACGGATGCCCGTCTTGCCCTCCTGTGAATTTCGGACTGACGTTCAGACCTGCAAGGCTATTTCCAACGTTACAAGCATGGTCGGACGTTGAGCAGATGATATGCAAAGATTGCGTTGGTTTCGACTTGAATGATGACAAAGACTGCCGTCTTGCACTTGACATCATCGAAACACATCTTGTGTCTGAGGAATATCTCAATAAGAGCGGTGAAGAAGCACTTTCACTCAACCCTGACGCAAGAATGGAGGCAGACCGCCACATGATGGAGTGGGACAAGAAAAACCATAAGAAATATGAACTCACTGATAGACAAGCAGACTATCTGCGTGAGAATTATCATTTGAAAACAAACAAGGAACTCGCTGCCTTTATAGGTTGTGGTCTTACAAAGCTACGTGAGTTCGCAAAGGAAGGAATTAGGTCTAACAAAAAAAAGAAAGTAGCATGAGTAGAACAAAGTTTTGTATAATGGCAGTCATAACCCTTGCTACATTTGGGCTTGCCGTTTACGTACATAGTAGTAACAGACTTGTAAAGGGTATAGTTATCGAGAAATCGGAGATACCCGAACACTACGAAATGATAGATAAGGGTGTCTTGCCTTATGAGCAGAAATACATTAATGCTCAGTATTTCGTCACTCTTTCGTTTCGTAATAGGAAAGAAAAGATTGCCGTTGATTGGGTGACATTCGACAAAGCAGTCATAGGTAAAGTATTAACAATCAAAAGATAATATGGGAAAGAGAGATTTTCAAGAGTTAATGGATTTTGCAAGGGCTAATGACCTTATGAATGTACCACTAAACATCGTGGTACAAAAGTTCAGAATTTACAAGAAAGGGAGTGCCTAGTAGGTGCTCCCTTTTTTTGTTTATACGAAAAACCCTGCTTGTCCTCTCGGATTGCAGGGTTATCCTAAAAATAATCTTACCTTAAATAACTAAAAACCTATAAAATCTACTGCAAAAATTATCTTCTACAAATTTAGCGAATTATTGTGGGAAAAGCAAGAGAAAAGGAATATTTATTCAACGCGTTTGTGAAAATTCTTGCAAACATTGCAAACATTGGAAAGAATTTCCTTATCTGTCTCGTCTTCGTCCTCTTAGCGAGTATCACCCTTGATACTCGCTGAGAGGTGCGAAATTGTTGCTGATATTCTTCCCAGCATGTAGGCTTTTAAAACTATCCACTAACTCGTCTCTAACGTATATCTTAATATCTTTTGGATAATCAATTCTATAGAACAGATAGATAAAATCAGGAATTTCAAAGGCGTTCTTTTGTCTTAGAATTATCCTTTTCATTTTGTTAGTACCTATAAGAGCATTCGTAGCGAATATAATATCAGTGCAATTTTCGTTCACATCTATCTCTTCTAATGAGGGACATCCACGAAAAGCAAATATATTATGTCTTATCTGCTGTGGGTATTTAATCCGTTGCAGCTTAGGACATGATTCAAAACTGGTTTGATGGATTGTATCTATATTGAATGCCTCTAAGTCCTTAGAAGGGTCACCGACATTACTTGCTCTGAACACAGTCCCGATGGAACTAACAGCAGCTGCTTCTTCCATAGAGAGCTCTCCATCACCGTCTTTATCCCAGTTTTCAACGCAAATGCGCTTCACTTCTGGGTCCTCGAACCTTATCCACCACTTAGCGATGTTCAGCTTAAGCTTTGGATAGTGCGTCATTAGCGCATCGTAGGTGTCACGATATGCACCAGTGGTGAGGTTGATTGTGCCGTCGAGAACTGGGTAAGGGTCATTGCCATACTGACCCTCTGCATCGATACCCTGATATGTACCGTCTACAAGCTGAGAAAGTTTATCAAAGGTGCGTCCGTCGGTGAATGTTTCATTGAAACCGACACAGCGAACGTAACGCAGGGCGTGAGGAACTTGCCCGACCTGTGCATCCATTATTCCAATGAGCATCTTAATCGGCTGAAGGTTATCACACCCACTCACGAAGTAACTCATAACGTTAGGAGCGCAGGCTTCTGTATTACACTTTTCATTCGTGAGTTTGTCGAGGTTTTTCAGTTCGACGTATGAGGTCGAAGCTGGGTAGTCGACTTCTTCAAGCGCAGCACCATCCGCAAAGTGTGCCTCCGAGAGTGAAGAACCACCAGCGAGGAACTTACGGAGGCGGTAGTTAGCACGCATATCGAGCGAGCCTCCAAGCGTAGAGATATTCTGTACATCGATCTCCTCTAAGGAGGTTGTATTGCCAAGCGTAAGAGAAGAGATAAGTATCTTCACCTTCTGTTCGTTCTCATCACCAAGTTTCAGACGCTTGAGTCGCTTACCAATGATAGAGAGCGCACCATTGATGACATAGGAAGACCAATCGCCAATATCGAGCAGGTAGTCGGCAGACTTGACAGATAGCTGCTGGTCGGACGTACCGTTAATATCGACAACTATCTCGCACGGCTTACCTGCATCTGTGCGAGCACCACGCATAATCGTGGTACCGTACGCAATAGTAGGGTACAGTTTCATTGCTGGTGTCAGGCGCAAAACGATTGAGTTAGTTGTAGCATCAGCCTGAGCAGAGGTACGAACAGTAATTGCACCTTCAGCCGTCTTAGCGTCGTAATCTCCGAAGGAATACTTAGACATAAGATATTGGATGCGCTTCTTGACCCAAGCTACCTCAGGAGATTGACCATCACCGAGAGACTGACCGAGTGGGTCGGTATCGTTCGTATATGTACCTTGCAGCATGGCGAGTTTCATCTTCTCGTAGAGTTTTCCATCCTCATTGTAGAGCATAGATGAGAATTTATCAATCACTGAGAAATAGTACTTAGCGAAGAACGCAAATAGCTTCTGCTGGTGTGAACCCTTCTGTAATCCACCCAATTCTTCCATCTTCGCAAGCATACGACGCATCATCTGCGCACGCTCTTCTGGGTATGCCTGCTCCATCAAATTCCAAAGAACGGATTTCTCACCATTCCACACAGGCGTACCGTCCTCGTAGGTGTCGTGATACTCTACCGAGTAAGGCTTTTTCATCAATCCTTGGTTAATGACCGTGAAGATGGTATCGAGGTCGTCTTGTCTGAATTTCCATTTACTATTTGCCATATCTATTCTGCGTTGAAATTATAAGGATATATGTTCTTTGCACAGTTATCGGTCGCTGCCACCGCTTCAACATATAGTTGATGATAAAGTAGGTCACTGATGTCCCAGTTCTGTGATTGCTCAGCACGAAACTTCTGAATACGTGCTGCCTTGAATAACTCATTGAGTTGGGCTGCATCACTAACCGAGTTGAATATTGTCTCGGTTAAGCCGTACTTATCACCGACTAACTGCTGACGAAGATTAACCACCGACACACCGCTATCGAGTGTTGAAGGGCAGAATTTCTTGTACAGCGAATCGTAATAGTATAGGTTGTATTGATTAGGGTCACCATCCTTTGCAATCCAATACTCAATATGCGTTGAATGTGGGTCAGCATTCAGTTCGTCAAGCGTACCATTAAAAGGCTCTATGAATGTATTGCACGAATATACGATGTTGTAAGCTGTGATATACGACTCTACGAGCTGCTCTGCACGCTGTCGTGTCTCATTATCTGCTGTAGTCTTATCATCCGCTGGGAGGTCAGCATAATCCAAGTCCCAGCAATTCTCCCAAGAAAGTTCAGAGACTTGGTACTGATATGCTTCTTCCTCTGTGTTATAACGAATGCGTCGTTTGTCCCAAGGGACTTGATAGAGTGTCAAGCGTGGAGAGTTATCAGAGCCTTCGATAGATAAGAGGTCGGGGAACAAGTCCTTATCGTAACCGAAGGTTGCTGCGTCTCCCTTATCTGGGCCTACTGTAAACAGACCAACGAACTTGTACGTCACAGTACCGTCCTCCGCTGTCTGTTTCTCAAATCCAACGAAGGTCTCTTGGTATATAGATACTCGTGCTTCGCTGTTCTGCTCGATACCCTCATTGGTTAATCCAACTGCCTTCCATAGGTCGGTAAATGAATTTACAGAGCCCATCTTGTGATATTGCATTGAAGACGCAATATTCTTCTTTCCTGTCAGCTTGGAGATTTTCGGCAAGTTCTTGAAGAGCTCAAACTTCTTCTGTGCTGTCTGTCCGTCCTCATATACGATGGTCGTGTCCTTAGCTACCTTAGCTTTCCAGTTCCAAAGATAATAGAGCATAGAGGATGTACCCTGACCTTGCAGTTGAAGATTGGTAATCGTCAAGCGGTTAAGGTTCGTATTGCCATCCTTAGGGTATATCTCAAGTGTTCCCTTTGGACGATATGACTTACCATATTCATAAGCCGGCAATGGCTTATCAAAAGTAAACACATTGACCTTGCCACGCACCTTGTCAAAGTCGACTGTGGTACCGAGCGTATCGTAGATGTCATTATCCAATTTCTCAGCACTCTTTTCTCCTACAGTTGCAAGCGCATTGATGTAATCTTGATGCACGTTAGCAGCGTCCATTGCGCTGTCGTATATACGAATGGAATAGAGGTCAACATCCGCTTTCTCCGAGCCAATGACTATACCACCGCCTGAACCTATCTGCATAGAGTCTGTCAAGAGGTAGGCAAACTTACGAGCTTCAATGCCGTCAATGTAGAGATAGACAAGGTTCAAGTAGTACGTGTTGCCATTCAAGACGTAGGTGTACTTTTTCGGAGAGATAACGAGTGCCAGGCGAATGCGCACACCATCGTCAGTACTCATCGCCTGCACATCAGCATTACGCTCACTACGAGTTGCGAACATAATAGAAGAAGGCTTTACTTTCAATCCGATATAACCCTTCTGATAAGGCATAGCGATAGAGATACACTCAGCATCGTAATCAGATGTGTTGTTAATCTGATAGTCTATCTCAATGGTCTTACCGCTTTGTGCTGCCTCCTTAGCGAACGGCTTGTAATCAATAGTAAGGCGAGAACCAGCAAGCAAGCGCAATGTGCGTGCTCCTTCATCATCTATTACCCAACCATCACGAGAGAAAGCCACGTTCTGCCACTCTGCACCGATATGCTCGGTATTGATGAGATTGCGGAGGACATTACGGTCGGTGTCAGTGTTGTTTCTGTTCTTCGCATTCAGATAGAACACCGCACCTGCTGTTGCAGAGTAACCTTGTGAGTTATCCACTGGGAATGGGATAGCGTCACGCAAACGCACTTCGTCTGTTGGGTGAGTACGGAAGCCGATGAGTGCTGTAAAATCAGAGTTATCGATTGTCTCAACCTCGAGCGAAAGCGTGTATTGCATCTTGGTTTGTGTCAGCGTATTCTCAGACACATTCTCTTGAAGGACCTCGTTATTCTTCTTCATCAAGATTGAGAGTGGAGTTGTAACAGCCTTGCCGTCATATACAGCATATTCCAACACCTTGTTTTCATACCAGTTCAATAACTTCTCCGCCTTGTTGTTCACGACTACCATCTTCACAGCTTCGTTATTAGCCACCGCCATAAAGTCGTAGCCTACAGGAGTAGTTTGGACGGTGTTGTCTTCATTTGACAACCAGGCAGACAAATGGAAGATACCTGTCTTATTCGTGAATGGAACGGTATAGGCAACTGGTGAAGACGTGTAAGTGGCAGTACCAAACTGACGCTCATACGTCTGCTCGTAACCTTCACCTGTAATCTTCACATGAAGCGTCTTAGAGATATTACCACTAATATAGCATGGCAGCACAATGTCGCCTTGATAAGCCTTCCACCAGTTGAACTCGGAGATAGAAAGGAAGAGCGCAGACAACGTAATCGAATACACCAACGCAGGAGAGGTTTGCCCTGTTACCTCACCAGTAATCTTCACCATGATATTGTTTTGTCCGCTCTCGAGGAACTTGAACACATCCACCGTGGTAATGGTATTCGACTGGCAGCGACCACGAGCCTTAGACACGAACGTACCATCGCCAGCTTTGGCGAATATCTCGTACGTTCCCCATTCGCCAGAGTCTACATAATCAGTCTGCCCGACATCCTTAGTACGAGACACAAACATAAATCTGATAGCGCACTCACCAGCCGACTTAGAGGCTGAGAGCGTGGTAGATGGCGACTGATTGACGGCTCGGAGATAATAGAGAATAGTCTGCTGCTGCCCTCCACCTCCTTGCCCAATATTAAGTTCAGACAGCTTCATTGGGACCCACTGATCACCGTTCCATACGAGTACACACGTCTCAGATGTGAGTTCGTCCGTTTCGCTATTTACATTTGAGAGCTGCCCAAGCGAGGGACGGTTCTTTGCAATCGTCTTCTTCACACGTTCCTCCTCAGAGTTCTGTGCGTCGATTAACTCGTTGACCTTCTCGGGCAACTTGTTAAACTCATCAGCGGTCAGTCGTCCGCCTGTCTGTTTATGTTCTAAATAAAGTTTTTCTATCGCCATAATTATGATAGCTTAAAAGGAAAGGTGTACGTAAAACCGTTGTTGCCTTCTATCTCGACACCGTGCGCAAGGGATAGCGCATGACAAATGATGTCTTGAAGGAGTTTAGGATGAGCAGAGGTAAAATTCTCACCCGTATTGTCTTCAATACTACGGATAGATGCTTGTGCGAAACGGTTATCTTTCGTACGGCTCTCTGTGAGATGTAGCTTGATGTACTTCATCAAACACGTTTATTTTCTTCTGTTGAAAATCTTAAGAAGGAAGCCTTTTATACTTGGCTTAAACTTTAGCCCAAAGACAACAATAGATAACACAAGCAAGCCCATTATAATTTGCCACCATCTTAAAGGTTCTGCTATCTGTACCTGATCAACGTGCTTATCTTTATGTCGTTTGTTTTCAGTGAAGTTAACTTTCGTATTAGTCTGCTTGTTAACCGTATTATCTTTTTTCTCTGACAACCCTCTTTTTTCGTTTCTACGACTTTCAATTCGCTCTTTAATCGATTTCAAACCACGATTAATTATGATGCTGCCGTCGGCTTTATATACAGCCATTGGCACTTTGCTCCCGACATTTGTGTCGGTAGCAGAACTATCCTCCAGGCAAGGGACATCAAAAACAAACTCACGTATGACACTTGTTAGTTCGTCGATGTTAGTTGTGTCGATGAGCGATATATGCTTTTCGTTTCGTTCCGTAGTCACCTGCTCACTATTATACGTTTGCTTGACGCTTTCAATAGCGACCGACTTCTTAATCCGACAGCCAACGCACATCGTTACAAGGACGCAAATTAATAGTTTACAAGATGTATTTATAGATCTATTCATACTCTTTCGATTTAGGTGAGGGAGGGAAACTCCCTCACTTTGTTACACTTTTAATTTAAAACATTGTCTTCTCTGTCGTCCGTCGCTATTCTTGTAGGCAACATGCACCCACCTTGAAGTCTTACTTCTTTCCACGATAATTTGATCGTAGGAGTACCCCATTTTGGAGAACTCGTTAGCCATGAAGCGTTCAAACTCAGCCTGCTTACCATTGACAGGCTGCAAGTCAGCAGCGTAGCCCTCTACATGTGCAGAGTTTTTCACACCTCCTACAGCCTTGTTCAGTTCTGGTGAGCGGTAGCCACTTGTCACACGGATAGCAGGGGTCTCAATTTTGTGACGCTCACAATATTTACCCCATTCCGCACGAATACTCTCTAAAAGAGTAATCGTCTCGGTAAGATGAACCCTAACGATAGAAGGAGGGTTGTTATTTATCTTTAATTGTTCAGCGGTGCTGGATTGTACCAGCTCCGCTATTGAGAAATTTGCCATAACTATTATTCTATTTTTGATTTACATTTTTCTCCTCACCAATATACTCAGCGACATACTGAATGACTTTCTTTGCATCTCTATCTGAAGATGCCTTTACTACAGATTGGATAATTTTCTCTATATCCTTTACCTTACTCTTTCTCTCCCGTGCATGCTCTATAAGGCTTTTAGCTTCGATGATAAGAAGTCCTATAGCCACTAAGATGGTAATAACTGGTATGGTCTTAATATTCAGTAGCGTGCAGGCGATGAATATCACCGCATCCACGATAAAAGCAATGAGCAATACACGCCAATACTCTCCTAACTTTCCGAGTGTCTTACGCATGCTATGCGAGTCAATGGGTTTACCCAACTTCTTCTGTGTGTATATTCTGTCCCATAGGTCAACGAAGATGGCAGAGAAAACGAGTACCCACATTATCACACATACTATCAAGTGTATAGCTACTGAGTACATGAAATGCGGTGTGAACTGAAACTCTATTACATCCATATATACACCTCCTTTACAATAGGAAAAGAAAAACACCAACAACAGCACCAAGCATACCTGCACATACATCGAGCCAATCGAACTGCTCCTTTCTGTAGTAGTAATCGACACTCTCTTTTCCTGTCATAACAAAAAATGCTGGTACCAATGCGAAGATTAAGTACGCATCAATAGCATGTAAGGCTTTGCACGCAATCATCGAAACTACAAGGCCAGCAAACATGTGCAGATACTTATCGCTACCGATGGCTGCAAGCCGTCCAAAAATCCTGTAAATACAATCTAAAAAACTTTTCATCTTCTTATTATTTTAGTTAAACTCTATCCTTATATTGGTCAAATGGATAATTCTGCAAGAGAGACTCTGTAACAATTATAGGCTTACCGTCAGGGTCACAGAAGGAGGCTCTACCGTTAGTGACAGAGAACCAAACATGCTGTGCATTACCCAATCTTCCATTCTCTGCCTTGGAAATAGCCACGCCAAACACACTTGATTTAGGTGTGTTATGATTATCTTCGTCAACAACGGATTCGTTTCCTCCTTCTAAGTATTGACCTTGTTCGTTTTCATCGGTATACCATCCATCAGGAATAGGGTATCCGACATCCTCAGAGTCGAACGTCTTACCATCATTATCAGCGTCGTCCCCCAGCTTACCTGTAGCATAGTGTCGGGCTGCGTGGTAGTCATGCCACACCTTACCTTTAACAGTCTTAGGATAGACAGCTGATAAGCCTTTATCTGTCACATTGACAAGAGACCGCTTAGTCCAGTAGGCAGCTTGATAAGCAGACACAAGTTCCTTCAAGCCTGTATAACCCAAGTCATACTTAGCGTTACCCTCGTTATCGAAGAAAATCAGATGAGGAAATCCGTCCTTATCCACTGTCATACTGATGCCCTTCTTGTTATCCTTCGTCAGCACATCGAATGTACCCTCATACATATTAATATGTAGTCCATCGCTGCTGGGTGATGTACGGATACTTTTCGCCTCGATTAAGTCAGCGTTAACCTTTCCATCCGAGGTCATTAAGGCCACCTTTCCTGCTGGTGTTTGCACCTTAAAGTTCTCTGCTGTGACGGTGAAACTCTTCTTTTCTCCGTCAAGTTCAAAGCCTACCTCGATAAGGCCATTCTTAAGGTTTGTAACGGTCGCTGTGATATTATCAGCGGTCGTTTTTAGCTCTGCCTTGAACTTATTAGATGTAAACTCTTGCGCTGCTTGCCAATCCTCGATACTAAACTCTTCGCCTGCAGCTTTCGGACAAACACATACGAGCAGGTCGTTGCGGTACTTATCTTCATAAGTCGCATTGCTCCATTGGTCGCCCTTATCATACGGAGGAGCCGGCTGATCATGTACGAACATCCTACGCTTACCATCCGCTGTGTCCTGTGCGTGCTTAGCAGCTTCAAGCGACTTAAGTACATCAGCATCCGTAATCTCATGCCAGGAGAAAGAGCCATCAGGGTTCCGCTCGAAAGAATAAGCACGTCCTCCGCCAGTCTCTACGTATGAGCGATTGTAGTATATGTCATGCTCATGCAATTCCTTCGTAGCATCGTCCGCCCATTCGTTAGCAGGTTCGGTGGTGAGTGTTGGTACCACGTCACCAAACCAAATCACAAGCTGCTTATCTGATTGCTGCTGAACAGCACTGATACGTCCTTGCATCGTATCCAAGAAGTCTTGCAGACGGATATACTCACCACGTTTAGCAGGGTTCTCAACCCTTATCTCGAATTTCTGCTTATCAAAAAGGAAGATAGGGTCAGGAAGTGTAAAGCTATTGATGCCCTTTATAATTTTGAAGTACGGACTACCCTCTCCAGCTGCTGACTGAATAATAGCACTCTGTCTTTCCTTAACTGTGAGATTACCCAACTGTACAACCTCGTCACCCACCTGTGGAACATCGCTGCCACTTGCGTAGTCCTCAGCCTTCGTGTTATCTGCAATGTCGACATAGTCAGTACCGACAGCGGTGACACGCCTATGCCAGTAGTGATTAGACAGCTGACCGCCAGCATCTATCAAGTTGAATGTCTCGCACAGAGCAAGGTCATCCACTCGCATAGAGTTATAGATTCTGCGTCCGTCAGCATCTTCTTGACGGAAGTAACATCGCCAATATCCGACTATTCTGTCAATCTTAGAGATGACGAAGCCACCAGCAGAGTTCACTACCTTACCTTTAATATGAGATGTTTTCATCACCTCCACCTCTTCTGCTGTCAGTTTCTTTCGTGCGTGGAGATAATCCGTGTCGATATGCCACTGCCCATTATCATCCTTATAAATGCCAGCACCTGAGCTGTCCTTTACGAAATCATCGCCAAACTCGATACCCTTCAAGAATGTAATAACCTCTTGAGCGGTATCGGGGATATTCTTTCTTAGGAAGCGTGGGTCTACATAGTTCTTTATCAATTCGCTTGTCTGTGTAGAGTTTAATCCTCCACCGCTGAAATTACCCGATAGGATATTATTTACATCCTCCTTTAACTGCGAGATAGTACCCTTGACAGCTTGATTGCCAACGGTTATCTCCTGAATAATCGGGTAATCCAGCTTTGTAACCAGCCTAAGGACACGTGTCTTTAACTGATAGCCAAATCCATCGTCAAAGGTGACCTTCTGACCGATATAGAGCTTGGGATTGTTATTAGCGAAAGCTACCGCATTAGAGGATAATGAGTAGTTATTGTTATCCTGCGCACGTCTTTTTATCTCCTTGATAGTTCGTGCTGCTAATTCTTCTTGGGCAAGTTTCGTTTCATGCTTACCCATTACGATGTTAAACAGCACGACCATATTACAAGTGAGGTCTGGGAGGGCATTTCCTCTTGGGTAAAGTCCCTCGCTCTCATTAGTAGGGATAATGGTATCTCCGCTTTGATACTTGATTATCTCATAGTCCCCCTTTAAGATGTCGACACCACTATCGCCCTCGTTTGGCTTTGCTGCTATTGGGTTGTTTACTTCGTGGTAGTGGAGTTCAAAACCATCCTGCCCATTAGGCTGACCGACAAGTCCCTGCGTGAGTACATCATATTGCCCATCTACAGCGTGGGTGTTAACTTTGAATATTCCTTTAAGCGTGTACCCTTGTAACACCTGCTTTGTTCGGTCTATCTCATAGTCATACCAATAGTGAGTAATGATGTTTCCGCTTTCGTCCTTATCGTGAGTTATATTGATAGCGGTCTTGCCAGCTATCTTAGTTGTAGAAGGGAACGCAAGGCGCATATACCAAATAGTATATGTCTTTTTGTTTCCTCTGCTGTCAAGTTCTATTGTGTTTGTCTGAGAGTTCTTGAGATAACGCACGTGCTTACGGACGTTATAAACATATAAATCAATATGCGGATAAACATCATCAAAGGAGAGTGCAAGCGTTTGCTTGATTTCTCCTGACGCTTCAAATGCATCCTTTGTGATGATGTTTCCATCTGTGTCTACATAGACATACCCATCAGGATAAACAGACTTGTCAAGTCCTAATCGTGCAAGCGTGGCAACGTTACCAGTGCCAACAAGCGCCTTTGTAGACATATTCTTTGTTGACCCCTGCGGATAGAAACAGTTATAATACGGTTCTTTACTATCGCTTACAGATGCTTTCTGTATATTTTCGTGTACCTTTAATGTCGGTACGTCCTCGCCAAGATTAATGCTTATCTGACCGAAGTATAAAGCCTTATGCTTCCACGATAAATGCCATTCACAAGTGTTATTCTTGCAGCCTTGAGCAATAGAAGATAATACGGAAAGAATATCATTCGATGATACGGAAAATGATACGGAACTATCCACATTACCGCAAAGGGTGAATGTAAACTTTTCGCTCTCTGTCGTTATATTGAGTGCTTCATTGATAGCCTTGCAAGCGTATTCAAGTGCATTTGTCGTAAGTCCTTCAAATGACCATTCTTGTTGCTTAATAGGGTTCTTATCCGCATCTGTGGTGTCATAGAGAAATGGCACACGTGAAAGCCACATCAAAGGGTGCTGAAATTCGGGGGTGTACTTAAATCCTTTATCGTCCTCTGTCGGTGTGTATGGACTGAGTAGCCTATACTTCAAGCCGTCATCGAAAGGTATAATATACGCACCTGCTGGCAATGTGATTTTTACATCACTTTGCCATGATAATCTCACAAGGTCACTTCTACCTAATTCTTGCTCGTGTTCTGCGCCCTCTGTTAGTGTCGCATCGAGTATCTTGTTATTATGAATGTCGTATATTACCATAATCGCAAAGTTAACGAGCGCATAATAAATGACAGATTAAGGGACAAAAAGAAAAGCCACAATGTTTTTGTTGTGGCTTATTAGTATATTATCGAATGTAAAATCTAAATCACTTTATATTGGCTTTCTGTGCTTGTTACATCAATACTATCCGCCATAATTCGCATGATAGCTTCATTTATAGTGGCCTATGCGCACCCGACCTTGTCTTCAAAGTCTTTGTCAAAGCCAAATAGTTTATCTTGTACTTTGCTTAACTTAGCGAAACACTCATCTAAATTCTTCTTGCAGTTTAATAACTCTGCTGTGTTCTCACTTAATGCTATTGTTGTCATAAGTGTTATAGTTTTATATAGTTATAGTCTTGTAATTTGTTGATTATCACCATATCGCATTTTTGCGACATGGCTTTTTCGCTTATTTATGCAACTTTGAATTTGTTTACAAAGTAGATTTGCCCTTTACCCGTTACCTTTGGAGTTATTGTCGTGTACATTACACCTTTGTTACCGCTACGAGTGCCTTTCTTCAATTCAAATAGACCTTGTTCAATGTAGCGTTGATTTGGTATGTTGTATCTCTCGCCCTTTGTGCCAAGATACCCATTTTCACGTAACCACTTGAAAAGTCGCTTTTCGCCCATAGGATAGCCGTTTTGGTCAATCAGCTTTGCAAGTTCACCAATCAAGCATGAAGATGCAGAACCACTGACCGCTTGCGTAAATGTTACCGCATGGGCTGTTTTTTCTATTATTCTTTTGTTCTCAGCTTCAAGCCGTGCCTTTTCTTCTCTCTCTTGTTTCAGCTGTGTTGCCATTCTGATAACAAGGTCAGGGTTGTTCACCATTTCGTCAAGTGTTGGCTGTGTGGCTGTCATGCCATACTTTAGCAGCTCTTTTATTCTATCATTGCACCAAATAGCAAAAGCAGGGCTAAGCCAACGTGCAAACTCTAATGCTACATCTTCGTGCATCCATGTGCCGCCACCGCCATTGATACCACCGCTATTTGTCTGAATTAGAGCGGTGTCCGATTTTCGGATAGCGGTCAAAGCTGCCAAAAACTCTTTTGTAGATGGTAATTCTAACCACTTTGCAGGACGCTTATCAAAAGATTTTGCCATTTCAGTTGCATTTACCATCACATTTTTGCCATTTGCAAAAGAAATCTTACTACCTTTGTAATCGTAAACAATAGGTGTGTTCATATTTGAATATTTTGTTTATATTTGGCAGGTCTACCCCCTGCCATTTTTGTTTTATAAAACAAGGGCAAAAACTAAGAAGTCTTGATGTGGTGTTTAGACCTCGAAGTTAATGCCCATTAAATATCTTCTCTACCACCAAACACCACTAAGGCGGTTACTACATTGCAAAGATATTGCTATCTGTTTAGTTCACACTTTTATCTTTTGTGAGTTAAACAACAACGCTTCGATTGTTGTTTTTCTCTGTTTTGATAGCGTTGTCCACTATCTCATTAACCCATGATGCTGTTTCTTGTAAGTTGTTCATTGTCCCTTTGGTTTATAGGCAAGCACTTTACCTAAGTTATACACTACTTGTTCTACCACCCATACAAGTGGCTCACCTTTCTCATCTGTACCATATTGATATATGATAGGCTCGCCTTTCTCGTCTGTGACAATCTCACAATGTGCTGACTTTACTTCAACAAGTGCAGATGCTCTATTTTTCGCATAGCCTACATAAAGCTGCAGGGCATCGTAATGAATAGGGATAGCGTTGCCGTTCTCATCTTCTAACTCATATCCGTCTTCGTCAAGCTGTACAAGTCGCTTGATAGTAGTAGGCTTCACTTCTCTGAACTCTTGCTTTTTCGTGCCTTTGATAATTTCGTCAAAGAAACACTGCTTAATGATAAGGTTTAATGTCTTCATACCTTATTATATTATGCTATTCTAACTAAGTTTGCTTTTTTGAAACAACGCCACTCGTCTTTTTCAGTGTCAAAGTACACTTGACAAGTGTCTGCTGTTTTCTTTGTACCCTTTGTTGCTGGTATTCTTTCACTCATTAAAGTGCCGTAAGCCTCTCTCAGACTGCCGTCGACTTTCTGAAAGTAGAATTTAACCACTCGCTTGCTAAGGGCTGCTTTTAGCTTGATATTAACCCAAGCGCACTTTAACGCTTCTGATAATGTATAACCATTCTTGCGAACGAATTGCCATGCAAGCATCATTACTTCTCTCATCGTGTTTTTGAATGTTGTTGCCATAATCGTAATATTTAAGTTGTTTATCAATCTAATTCAACGTCTTGTATGTAAGGTATCTCACCAACTTCTTTCTCTGCACTGCCTGTAAGAGCTACATACATTTGAAAGTCATCTACCTCTACAATGTACCAACCATCGTTATATCTCACCTCGCCATCTTCATAGATGGTCTGTATAAGCGTGCGACCGTCAGGCATTACTGAACTCGCCAACTCGTGAGGGTTGCGTATCGTACCATTGTCGTAGTCGCATATCTGGCTCATTGCTTTCAATGCTCTGTTTGCCAACTTTTTGTTGGTATCGAACTTATCTGTGTAAATGTAGGTTGCATTCATAATCGTAATATTTAATAGTTTTATATTTGTTTCTTAATCACAACGCAAAGATATAAGATATTTCTAATACTCACAAATAATTTAATAAGAAATATCTAATATTTAACATTGCTTTGCAGATAGTAGACATATCTTAACTTCTATTTGCAGATAATTAGTTATTTCTTATATTTTAGTAACTTTTCTTGCTATTATCATATTATTACATTAACTTTGCAGCAAATTAATATTAGTTATAACTTATGGATATAAAAAAGGTAATAAAAGAGCATGGCTGGACACTCGAACGGCTGGCATCTGAAATGACAAATAAGCGAGAAGATAAAAAAGGTATGTCCCAATCTTCATTATCGCAGTTGCTTAATGGAAGTACGCCATTAGATAGATTGCAGGAGATAGCATCTATTATAGGTGTGTCGGTATCTGAACTCGTGGCAGACGAAAAGGACGCATCAAATACTATTATTTGCCCCCATTGTGGAGAAAAAATCGTATTAGAAGCAAAAAAAAGAGCCTAACAATATTGAAAAGTAGTTTTTATTTGTTACTTTTGCCAAAGTATAACTAAAAACTTTAACTATGAGATATTTGATAGATACCTTTTTAATTGTTGTTATTCTGAACATATTAATTGGATGTGGTAATAAAACTAATGTAGATAGCAAACACGTTCAAGATAGTATAGCTCGGGTAGAGAAACGAAATCGCCATGTACAAGACTCTATAATATATGAAAAGTCTTTAATTGCTTGGGGGAAAATCAAATTTGGAACAAGCAAAGCTGACGTTTCTAAGAACAAAATAATGAAAGATTGCAGTGTTGGAGATAATGAAATAAGTATGGGGTTTGATGTTTTAGATGACATATCTAACACGTTTTCGCTTTCAAACTTATATTCGTTTAACGCATATTTTGAGGAAGATGAATTAACTTCAATTGTTTTGAAATCATACTCAGTTACTGCCGACCATATAGATGACCTTGTCCTCGATTGTAACACTCTTGCTAATATATTCCAAAAAAAGATGGGAACGCCTATTATGCGAGATGACAATATAAGTATTTTAGATTTCAACGAAGGATATGAGTTCAAATTCGCACAATATAAAGTTGGAAGTAAAAATGTTTTGATTAGATTAGGAGAGGAAAATAGCGGAGGAGAGTTTTATTATATCGTGACTATTTCAAATAGTGCATTCCCCAAAAAGAAACATATTCCAACAAAAGAAGAAATAAAGGCTCAGAAGGATGCAGAAGCCAAACAAAAAGATGTGCAAAACAATTCATTTTAGTATTTATGCAACTACAGATATTCAAATACCAGAGCGAGGAAGAGCAGTTGTTCAATGAAATTACAACCATTGATATAGACGGAGATATTTGGTTTGTAGCCAAAGACGTGTGTAATGCCCTTGATATAAAGAATGCAAGAGATGCTATTTCCACATTAGATGATGACGAAAAGCTAACGTCGGTAATACCGACGGCAGGTCAAAGGAGGTCGGTAAACCTTATAAATGAGAGTGGGTTGTATGCCCTTGTCTTCAAGAGTAGAAAGAAGTCTGCTCACAATTTTAGAAAATGGATAACAAAAGATGTTATCCCATCTATTCGCAAACGTGGGTATTATGGAAAGATTGACAGAATAGCACTACCGAACTTCATAGAAAGGTACAAAGATAACTTCCACAAACTCCCAAGAGATTATTTCTCAGTCATATCGGAGATGTACGCACGCTTATATATGGAACTCGAAAAGGTAGGATATGTAATACCTGACAAAGGCGAGCATGGGCAGCAGATGATGCCAGATATTAGCGTTGGGCGTGGTTTTGCCAAATTCCTCAAATGTCACAAATCCGAGTTTTACAACACAGCTAAAACATATCGGCATACATTCCCCGACGGCAGGGAAGTAGATGCAAATATGTATCACATAGATGCCTTACCGATGTTTATTCGTTACATAAACGAGGAATGGATACCTAATCACGCTATGGATTATTTCAAGAAAAGAGACCCATTGGCTTTAGAGTATCTGCCTAAGCTATTAGGTGTTAAATAAAGGGTAGCCGTTAAGCTACCCTCTTTTTATGTCCTATTGGTGGGGTTCGGTTCTATGAAAGCAAGCCCGATTTTTGCAAATGTTCGTTCTGTATTCCTCGCAAATGTGCAACTCTTACCAGTGTATTTGAGATGATAAACATCCGTGCCATCATTGGGAACTTGTATAGACACGTCACCCCCTCGCATAACCTCCACAAAGGCTTTATTCTTTGTGTTGAAATCTGCCGCATCCCTGCCCTCCATAGTGAAGTTTAGGACAATACTACGCTCATTGACCTTAGGAATGCCAACATACTGAACCCCATCCTGTGTGCGGTCGTTATTGGTGATATACTCCTTCATCGGGAAATATCCGTTAAGGGTGTCAAGGAAGCCGTCACCCATTCTTATGCCCCACTCTGTAAAGGCATCCTTGCCATTAATGATTAATTCTGTCATATTACATCTTTTTAAGTTCTCGTTTGATTTCTGACATATCGCCACTCATTGTTTTGAGCGTCTTATTCATTGCAGATGTGTCATCGTGGATACCCTGCAACTCAAGATAGGAGTTCGCTTGTATCGTTCTCAGTTCGTCCGCAATATTCTTTTGCTCTACCGCTATCATTTGAACACCTCGTATAGATGCGTCTATTGTGCTTAATTTAGCCGTCAGAATGTCTTTTATCTGGTCACGTGAGATATTCCCTGCCGTTGTGAGTGCCACGATGTTGTTAGCCTGCTCAAAGGTGATGGAAGATACACCGTTGGCTGACGCATTTTGTTCAGAGTCTTTCTTTTTGATTAGTCCAGCCTGTTCAAGTTCACTCCTCTTCTTCAATCCCATTGCAGCGATTTCATCATTTTTTTCCCTTATGTGTGCGATTTCGCTATCGTCGAGACCGTCTTCGGTAGCCTTAGCAATATATTCATATAGCTCTTTGATTTTCGGCTTTAACTCCTCGTTGGAAAAACTTTCTAACAACGCATTGCTTATTAGTTCATTAATGTTGTTAGCAAAATCTTCCGTTGTACTTTCAAGATTTTTTAATGTAGACTTATAAGAGTCCATAAATCCGTCCCAAGAATACCCTGTGAGTTTCTCGTTAAGTGCAGATACAAGTTCTTCCCTTTTTCCAGAACGCTCTATATATTCCTTAACAAGGTCTTCTGGAGATTTATGTCCTCCGTTATCGAAGAACTCACGCCATGCAGTATCAGCGGACTCCTGTAATGTTTTCATTTCATCCGGAGAAAGTTTCCACATATCTGTAGAACTAAATACTCTTGCTTTTGAGCCTGATTCTGAAAGACGCTTATTAAATTCATTCCAGCCCCACCAGTCTCTACTTTTAGAATGTGCGTTGAATGAGCTTTTCCCACCAAGTTTCATAAAGCCGTACCCTTTATTCGTCCACTCACTTGCTCTCGCATCTATCGCCCTGCGCTGGTTCCACTCCCATTCATCTTCTGCGGCTTTCGCTTTTTTATATGACTCTATCGACTGCTTATTTGTATTATCTTTCTTGCTGATGTTCTTAGACAAATCTTCTATTGTCTGCGCAAGCTTTTCGTTTGCTTTTGTGAGCTTAGAGATTTCTTTCTCCATCGCCTTTTCGTTTCCTCCGCCAACAAACCAACTGCCTATACCGTTAATGATGCCGCCAATTATATTCCCGACACCTTTAATAACGTCCAGCACAATGTTCGGTATTTGTTGCAAAACCGTCTCTACTACTTTTGCAACCTTATCCAATATACCTTTGATGAAACCCGCAGGGTCTTCGCCGAGAGCGTCTATGATTTGCAGGATAGCCCCAATCAATCCGCCTGCTTTCCCTCCAATAGCTCCAATTAATCCACCAACACCACCTTTCCCAGCAATAGAACTAATGAGGTTTGCAACTCCATCAGCAAAGCCTTTCAGTGTACCATTAGACATCTGCCGTAAGGCAGAACTAAAGTTATTAAGACCTTGAACAGCCTTATTTGTACTATTAGTCAGTTCGCCATATTTGTTATCTTTGTCTTCTTTTGCTTTATTCAAGTTGTCAGCCGTGGTGTCAACTTTCACTCTTGCAGCATCAACGCCAGTCTGCGCTATCTTCCTCGTTGAGTCAGTGGTCGCATTCGCAAGTAACTTTTCGGCTTTCTCCAAATCCTCGACAGCCTTAGTGTGCGCTTTTGCATTCTCTTGCAACTTACGCACGCTGTCCTGATAGGCTTTTGTTTGTTTTTCTATTTCCGCCCATTGGGAGAATTTAAAAGGAGATGTGGCTTCACCGACACCTTCCTTGCGTAAGTTGTTGCGCAAATCCGTGTAAGCTTTCTTATCAGACGGAGAGAGTGCCTTGAACTCTGACGTACGCATGTATTGCTCAACTTCTTTCAGTGTGTCTTTAGCGATGTCTTTCAACACACCACCGATACCACCGAACGTTGCTCCCCAGTCTATATCAAGCGCAAGGTTTCTCGTGTTCGATTTCGCAAGTGCACTTGCTTTTTCCTTTTCGAGTATTTTCCTGCGATTTGCGTCCTTTTCCTTTGCTATTTTCTCATCATATTCCTTAGCTATGGCGTACATCTGTTGCTGCACGGTTCCATACTCTTTCAGATAATCGTAGAGTGCTTGCAGCCGTTGTACTTCCAGTTCCTTATTCTCGTTTGCGTGCTTAATCTTGATATTAGCCAGCATCTCGTCAAACTTGGCGTTTTCTGACGCAGATAGCGTAACAGTGGAACGGTTGAACGTTTTATCCTTGTTATTTGGATTAGCCTTGAACTCCGCCTCTGCCTCATCTTGCTTCTTCTTCAGATATTCTTGCTTTTGTTTATCTATCCGTTCTAACTCCTTTTTATGAGCAAGTTTCATAGCGGCAATAGTCTTCTCGCTACCATTATGGATAGCGTCAATGCGCGTCTGCTCTACTTGGTTCTCGAGTTCGACCATTGCTTGTGATTTGGTAATTTTCTTGCTATCCAAATCAGTTAAAGCTTTTAGATGAGTTTTTGCTGCTTTTTCACGTTCTTTCTGTTCTTTCTTAGCTGCTGCTTGTGCCTTTTTTGCTGCTGTTTCACGTGCTTTCTGTACCTTTTTGGCTGCACTTTCGGCACTCTTTGCACTTTTAGCAGATGATTTCTCCTCACTTTCCAACGTGCTGCCCGATAGTTTCTTGTAGCTTTCGTTAGCCGTATCAAGTTTCTTTTGAGCCTCCTCTACTTGTGCAATCGTAGCCTTGCCACTTTTTTTCAGCCTTGCGAGTTCTTTTCTTGCAGAAATAACAGATTTTCTTGCAGAACTCACAGCAGCCTTATAATTACCGCTTACATTACCCTTGCTGGCAGATGGTTTAATTCCGTATTTAACTTCATTAATAATATCACGTGATAATCCGTTTTCATCAGCGAATTGTTGCACGTCATCATTTAGAGCCTTATTATTACGCTGAAGCTGCCTAATTCTTATAAGCATATTATCAGCGTTGTCTTTTCTTTCTGCTCCTCTTGCGCTTACAGACGATTCTGCAAATCCTCTAAATGCTTTTGGAGTGATGTCCTTATATCCATCCCCCCTTAGCATTTTTTCTGCGGTAGTGGATATTCGTTTGCCGTCCTTAAAGTAGAAAATTGTTTCTTTGAGAGCTTTTTCATTACCATTAGCTGCCTCATTAACTTTCTGCATTAAGAATCGAGTTGTTTGTGCTCCAAATTGGCTTCTTAATCGCTCATAAATCTCATGTCGTATCCCTTGATTCTTTTCTTCTACTACTTTTGAACTTTTATCATAGAATTGCTTTAGTTGACGTGCTGCTACACTTTTGCGAATAGCCTCTGTAAGTCTATTGTAGCTTGATGTCAAAGTACCAGTGCGGTTAATCTCGGCTACAAGTCTACTATCATATTGCCCATATTGAGATATAATCGCATCCTTTGCTGATTTCCATTCGTTAGAACCTTTCTTGGTTGTTTCAAGTATTTCGCAAAGTCCATCCAACTTTCGTGTTTCTTCCGATATAGACTTTTGCATTTCATTGTTAGCATCATTTAGCTTGCCTTGCACGTCAGCCACTGCGCTTGATGTATCTCGCAATGTCCACATAATACCGACTAACGCGATAATTGCCGTTAGTACGGCGACATAAGGATTAGCGAGCATAGTAGCATTTAGTGCTGCCGTCTTGGCTTTAAGTGCGTCAACCGCTAAGCTTAACACGCTTGTTCCTTGTGCCGCTGCCAATCGCTGAATCGCTTGTGCTTTTTCTAATGCCATATTGAGAATAAGCGCAGCACGATACGAGCCATAAACAATAACGATTTCCTCTAAAACCTTTCCTATTGTTTCATAGTTCTCAACAAGGGATGTACCAGCCTTTACGGCACTCATGATGACTCCCTCACCCTTAGAGCCTATCTCATTGAACATATTATCAAAGGACTCTTCAAGCATGGAAATCTGCCCATTGAGCGTCTTTGCGCCCTCTGATGCCATACCATAGAACTTACCACCTGCACTTGTGGCAGAGATAAACGCATCCTGCACCATCCTTGAAGTGATAGCACCCTTTGACATCTCGTTTTTGAGTTCTCCAATAGATTTACCCGTTTTGCGTGAAATCTCCTCCAATGGATTGAACCCAGCATTGACCATTTGCATAAGGTCCTGTCCCATCAACTTTCCTGCACTACTCATCTGTGAGAAAGAAAGTGCAAGGGAGTTGAATTTACCAGCATCACCCATTGATACATCACCGATAGCCTTTAGGTAGTCGATAGACTTCTCAGCCTCGATACCAAAGGATGTCATCATCTGTACCGCACCGACCATATCCTTTGTGTTCAGCGGAGAAGCAAGGGCATATTCCTTAATTTTTCCCATGATATTGTTTAGACGCTCCTCATTACCTCCCAATAGGACTTTAAGGGATGTTTCCATGCTCTCGAACTCTGCACGGACGGATATAACCTTACTTGCAAGTTCTTTCAGTCCCATGCCGCCAACGAGCATAGCCCCCATTTCTTTCATCTTATCAGTGAGAAGTCCCATTGTCTCCGCTGTTCCTCCACCTTCTTCTCTGAAAGCCTCATACTCATCACGGAGCTTCTTTACTGATAGCCTTGCCGTTGCCTGCTCTTGCGTGAGCGCAAATAAAGAAGCCTTTTCTTCATCAAGAGCCTTTTTGGCTGCTTTCCACTCTGCAAGTTTGGCATCAGATGTCAAAGGAGACGACTTAACAGACTCACGATAAGCATCGCCCAACTGCTTAACATCAGCGGCAACGTCCCTAACTACTCCTTTCTGTGCAATAATCTTCTCGGTAAAGTCATTGACACCCTGCGAAGCTGCAAATATCTTCTGCTTAAAATCTGTTTCCATTGCAGCAGATGCTTCGGCAATCTTCCCAGTGACATTCCCTAATTCCTTAGAGGTCTGTTGTAATTTACTATTCAGCTTATTAAAGGATGTAGGGTCTTGAATAGCATCTACACCTTTAATCTCCTGCTTTAGCTTTACTATCTCGTCTCGTAACCGCTGAACTTTCTCATAGTCAGCTTGTACACGGAATTTCAACTCTGCCATATCTACTTTCTTCTTCTGTTTGCGAGTTCCTTACCGCTGATTTTCTTCACCACATCACCGAAAGCCTCATGCTGTTTATCCTTCTGCATAATAATGAGATTGCGATAAGGAATTTGATTAACTACTTCGTCATACGTCAGATGCAAGCTATCCATGAATGACGCTATTTGCCCCAAAAGGGTCTTGTTCCCGACTACTTCGGTGTTGCTGCCAGCAGGCTTGCGTTCTTCGTCAAACTGACAGCTTTCAAGAAAGGGGCAATGCCAATAAGGTCAAAACCTGCTGCAAGCGCATCTACGACCTCCTCAAGTGTTCCATTGCATAATTCCTTTGTCTTGGATAAATCGCCTGCCATAAGCCATGAAAGAGCCTTTGCGTAGGCTTCACTATCCTTTGCCGATAGGAGCATCTCTTTTACTGAGCTACCCTCTGACAGGTTTATGTCACTGATACACGATATAGCACCTGCCAACCGCTTAATAGTAGGAGGCTGAATAGCGTATGCTTGATTATTCACATAGACAATCGCATAATCATTGCCTAAGATTGCATCTGATACTAATTTACTTGCTTTACTCATAATGAAAATAAAAAAGGGTGGAGGTGGTCTTTTCGCCACGTTCCACCCCGATGTTATCCTGAAACTTTACCTTATGCCAAAGCCTTTACCTCTGATTCATCAAAGTTATACTCTGGTGACACGCCATCAGCAGTAGGAGCTTGAACAAGACCCTTGACTGCAATAGCGATAGCCTTGTCGGTATTCGCCTCACGTGCAACAATCTGACAGTTAGGGAAGATGAACCAAACATCGTCCTCAGTCAGACAGAACAGAGCCTTCTTGATGACAACCTTATCAGTAGCTCGCTTCCAACCAACGATGTCATCCTTATCAGTACCTGCACCGCCCTTCTTGATGACTTCACCACCCATAAGAGCAGCTTTGGCAGCATAGTCATACTGACCGATTGAGAACTGAGGAGTAATCTCTCCTTGAGTGGTGTCATAGCGGTATGCTTGACCCGTGAGTTGGTTCTTGTATGGAGTGACAGAAGCCTCACTCTCCTCAATGTTCCATGTTTCACCATGCACGTTCATTACCTCATTCTTAGCTGTCTTGGCAGCCTTGATGATTGTACTTGCACTTGCTGCGGTAAGGTCATTCTTGATTACGGAAATGTCAGCATAAAAAATCTTCTTAATGCCGACAGCTGAAATTTTTCCCATATTTACTTTACGTTTAATGCGTTAAACAATATTCTACAATTAATAAAATGGCACTTCAAAGCAGTGTCCGCTTCAATGTGGATAGTATCTATCTCATAGTTGTACCTTGTTCCATCAAACTCATCTGTTACGCTTTTGAAGAGTTCTTTTGCCTTTCGCTCCAATTCCTTTAATCGAAGTGTATTGGCAATTTTCACCCCCAAATCTGGAACACACAGATTGACTTCACAAAAACACTTCTCCCAATACTTGCTCGGGGTCTGTCCTTTCACGTGGATAGTAATGCGTTCATCTTTCAACTCCCCATTAATGGTTTTGCCGAAAGGAACTATCTCTATCCCAAACGCCTTGCAATTTCGATAAAGAATATCTGCTATGTCGGTAGTTACTATCATAAGTTCTATTCAGTTACAATCTCCCAATCATTTGCGAAGATGTCAATCCAATCGGGAACGTAATTCGTAGCGACAACACCGCCATCAGCATACCTTTTCAGTTTCAAACACTGACTGCGGTAATGAATAGTTTTCGTATCGCTTGCCAATACAAATCCCTTTGCATCATTGGGGAGACTTTGCATCTTCGGAACAATGTCAGAGTTGATGTCAGAATCTATCTGCTTGACGGCACAAACGCCATCACTCCAAATGTTGCGTCTTACGGTTTTCCCACTTTGTAGGGCTGTAATAACTTCTCCGAAATTCATATCATTCAAACATTTCTTTTAGTTTCTTCTCTGCTCTCAATGCAGGGTCACTCAGTACAACAAATCCCTTTGCTTCGACATAGGAAGCGTAAGGAGCGGTATTCTCTAATGTCAGTCCGTCCTTGTCTACATCGAATGTGTTGGACGTTCTCAAAGTAAGTGTGTGGTCTTGGTATGTTCCGCTTTCTTCTGCGTCCTTAACGGCAGCATCGCCAACGTCTATCATGCCTTTCTGAACCTCCCACTCTACATCATCAAAGAATTGGTCTACATCTGAAAAGTCACTATCTATAACCATAATTCAGAGTTATTGAAATAGTTAGCGTTCTTTACAATGTAAACCTTACCTTCTCCTCTTACACTTTCCCCCTCAAGACATCTTGCCTCTGTACCTGCTTTAATATCGACATTCATATCACATACTACGTGGAAATTAGGTCTGTACACATCACCATTAGGAGAGTTAAACTCTTTTGTGGTGTTGTCATCACAACGGCACTTACAGAGTGTTACCCACTCTTCACCTCCCGTGTTAGGGATTGGGTGTCCGTATTCGTCCTCTTGGAGTGGTGTTACCCTTTTAACCTGCAATATGTGGGGTGCAAATATCATAAGATGCGTATCTTCGGTTTATTGTCGTTGAGTTCGTCCTTTAAGCCGTACTTCTTACAAAGGAGAGAGTAATAGTCCTTTACGCCTTGAGTGTTCCACGACATAGAGAAACCGCTCTCATTGATAGAAGTAGGACGAAGCAAAAGAGATGGGATGAAATGAGCAATAGCAACAGATATGGAATCTACGTTATCACTCATCACATCGTCCTCTATATTCACACGTGCGTTGAGAGACATATCCAACAAGTCAGCCTCCGACACTTGTATGCCGAAGGACTGAAACTTGCTTGATATGTATTCCTTGATGCTCATTAGCCTAATTTGGAAAGGTCTGCGATAGCCATCTTGTTTGGAATATTGATGTCGGGGATAGCTTCGAAACCATACTCCATAAAACGTCCCTCGTCAGTTCGTTTAGATGAGATAAATCCCCTGCCATCTTCAATTTCTTGATAGGCACGACCATCATTAACCTTGTCGGTCATTTCGTAAGGCTTCTTCCAACGCATAAAGCCAAGTCTGGTATTATCCGCCATCATAGGCAAGAATGAAATCTTGTCATCTGGGACGGCATTTACCATTTCACTCTCTGATATTTGGATATACTCATCCTTGATACGGATTCGCCACGGCATGCCTACTGATTCGATAAGGCGGTTTACCATATCGGGAGTAACGATGCCACCTGTATTAAACTCCATATCACCAAACTTCATCGTAAATTTGCTTTGGAACTCCTTAGACGAAGCGATACGATTATTAAATGTGTGGCGATTCATCTCGGCTGTTGCGAAAAGCATACCCTTTGAACGTACCTTATCCACGAACTCGGTTTCAAGCCAAGAAAGGATGTTATCCTTGTCGGCAGAAGCGGCTGCCTTTGTGTAGATAGGCAATTTTACCGTATCCACAGATACGCCCTGCTTGTTCGCCTTTCCATTTACCTTGGTAGAGCCATTGAAGCGCAAATCACCCAACATAATATCAAGACGTTTCATAGGTGCAAGCATACATTGACGTACGTCATCAACCAAGAAGTTCACAATCTCGTCCATCTTAGCAGATACGGCATCGGTGTTGCTTGACTGAATGGTCAATGTGTTATACTCCTCTATAAGCCATGTAAGGCGTTCAAGGCGAGTATTGTCCATTTGGTAAGCGTCGCCTAAGCAAGCCACCTCACCAAAACCACGTGTGAGAGCATGGCGTTTTCTGACAGGCTTTCCTGCATATCTGTCAATAACTGTACCTGCGATGACACCCACCTGCGTACCCATATAAGTCTTGAAAGAACCATCGGGATTAGTTCTCTCATAAACAAGGTAGTCTTTCCAAAATACCTTGTCAAGTTCGCCCATAGTAACAATAGAACGGTCTATCACCGCTTTGAGGAACTTAGGGCTATTCAGTAATGAATCTATTGTTAATAACATATATTCCTCCTTTTTTAGATAAACATGAAACGTCCTGTGAGAGCCACCTTATCTTCCTCTGTGAAAGGGATGTAAAGGTTGTCCTCAATGATTGAGTATGCACGACCAACCAATGCAACGGTATTCTCTTTTGCCAAGTTACGCCAACCGAATGAAGCGAAGTTTGCAATATTCTTAGCCTTAGCGTCAGATGCACTCTTTGCCTCAGGGAGTACCTTGCCAACTTCCAAATTAGCCTTTGTCGCTTCTGTAGTGGTGATTGTGTCGTAATCCTCGTTGGAAGTGTCCACTGATTTTACAGTGATGACATTTGCCCCATCAGAGAGTAACGTGCCCACATTGATGAAGCCCGCAAAAGGACATTTAGCAATCTTGATGATAGTCGCTCCCGTGGTAGCCTTTTCTACTACCTTGACACGAATACACACTACCGCCTTGCGCTCTACCTTATCACGAAAGATTGGCGAAAGTTCCGGCAACCACCCCTTATTAGGGAGATTGCTCATGTCTAAGTCCATACCACCATCTGTGAGGCGATATAGAGATTTCTCGTCACAAACCTCCCTTTCGATAGGAGGTGTGGATTCAAACTTAATTCCTGCTGCCATAATGATTTACTTTTTTTCGTTTTCTGTTTTGATAGCCTCGGTTCGCTTATTGACGCCATCCAAAAGACTATCCATATCGTCTTTGTGTTCGTGGTTTCCCTCTTCGGGAGACTTTGCGAACTGGAATCCACCATTCTGCATCTCCTGCTTCACATCGGTGAAGTACTGATTAAGGTCTACATCATCAGCGATTTGCTTTCCTTTATAGACATATTCAGGGATACCGAATGACTTTGCCACTGCTGCAATCTGTTGGTTGCGTTCGTCCGCCTTTGTCTTTGCGTCCATTGCAGCTAACTTCTCGCTCAATGTCTTATTAGAGTCAATAAGACTTTGCGCCCACGCTGGCACTTGTTCCGTTGGATTTGATTGTGGAGTTGGCGTTGGCAGTGGGTCTTGTTGCTTTGGTTCCTCGATTGGCTTTCCGTCCTTGATGTTGTGCTTCTTCTCGTAGTTGGAAACTGCGGTTTTCTGCGCACCATCAGCCCGATAGTCGCCATAGCTTGTTAGTACGTCTTGAAAGGAGATACCCTCAACGATAGAGTTTACCTTGCTCTCGTCCGTTACTCCTTCAGCTTTCTTACTTGCAATGCGCTGAAGGGTGGCATCCTCAACCCCTTGAAACTTGGTTTTGAGTCCTGCCAAAATTTGCTCGTAAATGTTCATACTTTATAAAGTGTTAACTTGAATAAATCTTTTCAAATTTACACATTATAAAAAGGGGATTTGCGTTTTTCAGTGGTTCAAAAATGACAATAAGGCTGTTGTAAGAAAAAGGCATAAAAAAGGCTGCCATCTTCACAGATAGCAGCTTAAATGTAAACGATAATGTTCTAAAATGAAGTCAAATAATTAATAATTTCATTACATATCTTATCTCGTTTATCTTTTTGTAAAAATTCCATTTGAGAGACTTCGTACGCCGATAGTGTCTCGGTATCTTCAATTCTTATACATATAGGAATATCTACATGTCCTAAAGAAGTATCTATGACTACTGCTAATTCTTGATTATCATATCCTATAGCTTTACATATCTTAATTGGATAGTCATGAGATAAGCTATAAACACCATAGGAAATAAGCCTAATGGATGTTTGTCTACATTCGTCTTTGATTTTTACCCAACAAACATTCTGCTTCATAAATTTATCGTTTTGTTATGACGCAAAGATACAAAATATTCTCTAAAGTGGTCTAATTCGACCATTATTCTTTTGGTTCGATAGGCTCATTCTGTAGAGCCTTTTCTTTCTGTTCTTCTCTGATTTGTTGCAACTCGTCCTGCAACTCACCATAGTTAGAACAGAAACTTACTCCGTGTTCCATTGACCATACACCGCCACTAACAGCAGCAGCAGCCGTATCAACCTTATCTCTTTCGCTATCAATCATGAAAGGAATAATCTCCGTTTCGATACTTACCGTTTTACTTGCGGCTTCGAGTGATGTGTTCAGCGTGCCAATAGCAGATGTGAGGAAGTTAACTCTTCGTTGGAAGAACTCTCCCAATTCTTCTGCGTGGTTCTGTACTGCCATGTGAGCAGCCATAAAGACATATCGGAAAGCCGTACCACTAAGAGCATTGCCCGTACCTTTGAGTTGGTCGAACGATATGCGAGGGGTGTTCGTTAGTCCGTATATCTGATTAAAGTATGTTTCTATCTCCACCTTGATAGGGTCGGAGGATTGATTCCATGTGAGGTATTGCGCATTTGCACCATCTCCAGTCAGCTGCATCATTCTGTTTCTTGCATCACCGCTCAAGTTGTCAGGCTGCAACTCTCCAAAGAGCATAAGGAGTGGGAAGAAATGATTATCTATACAATCAGCATAGCCACTTAGACATTTTTCCAATCGGATACGTAGCTGCTTAACCTTAGCGCATAATGGCTCTGGACGAAAAGCGTACATAACGGGGAGTTTCTTAAACAGATGCGCAAATGTACGTTCTACATTTTCTGACCATATCTTATCAAGTTCCCACTGATACACCTTATCTGCGGTAATCGTCATAAATGCGGTGTGTTCGTTGCCGTCTAAATCTTTCTTCTTGTATTCACGGGAGAAAGCTATCATTTTACCGTTATCGTCATAAAAAGGATACAATGTATCGCCACGAAATGGGGACCATATTTGTGACCTTAACTGATATTCGGGTACTTTTTTCCCAAAGAGGGACGCAATTTTGCGCTTTAGTTGTGCCCAAAAGCCATCATCTTTGACTACGTACCAATACTCCGCCACTTCCTGCTCTGATAGCCACGAACGGACTAACTTGCGGTTTTGAAATTTCAGTTTATTCTTCTTGAATACCTGCTTAATGGTTTCAAACACATTCTTCTCTCCATCGTCTTCGGGGGTACAGTCAAGCGTGGGTTCTGTACCTACACAAAAGGCGGTATGGATGTTTACTATATCCTGCTCAATAGGAATTGCAATACGGTTAGGCTCTTTCATCTCATATTGTGCAGGGATTGTCGTTTTTTTCTCGCCATCAAAATGTTCTTCCTCCATCTTTACAAGGACTTTAATCTTCTTGTAAAGGTTGGGGTCCATGATGTCGTGTTTCGTCATGTCCCAATCAGCAAGATTTGTTAATGTGTCGGGGAGAGGATTGCGCCTGCCTTTCTTAAGGTAGCTAATCTTCTTATCAATGTCCTCAAGTGCGAGGATGTCATCTAATGTCTTTATCATATATGTTATCCTATTTATCGAGCAAAGGCTGCTGCCATATCGCCCTTTGGTTTCAAAATCTTTCCTAAAAGCTGACCAAGTACATAATAGCGAACTGCATCTATGCCGTGGTTATACTTGTCTATTGGTTGGTTGATATAGTTGCCGTCCTTATCCGTGTCCCATACATACTTTCTAAACTCTGTACGGAGGTTATATGACCGCTCTGTAACAAAGATATGGTCAAAGGATAGCATCTTGTCTATTCCTGCTATGATAGAATTGCCGCTCTTATCTACGGGGTAAATCTTTATTCCTGCGTTATGTATCTCTTGTATCAGTCGGGGGTCTGCACTCTCGGAGAATACCTTTAATCCCCCAAAGCGTTTGAGTTCCTTTGCAATGTCAGAAGATAACATACCCGTGCGGTAGAAGAGTTCATCAAGATACAAGTCATTATCAATGATACCACATAATATTCCTGCGCTTGGGTCGTGGGTAAAACCGAAGTCATCACCGATTGCAACCTTCTTGCACCATTTAGGGAACTCCTTAACAATGCCGATATGCTTAAATACTGCACCTTCCGCAACGTCTGCCCATCTACCCATGACGGTATGAGCGTATTTCTCGGGGTTGTTAGCTTTCATGTCCTCAACCTCCTTAATGAACTCATGGGAGAGGTTCTCAGCGTTGTCTAAGTAGGTAGTATGGATATGTAGTACATTCGGGTGGGTGCTTATCTGAACAGGTACACCATCATACATCACCTCCTTATGGGTATTCTCTATAAACCGCTTATAAACCCAATGGTTATTGTCCGTAGGGTTCATAACGATAATAATTCTGTTCTGTATTCCTTTCTGACGAATAGAGAGCATAATTGTTTCAAACTCTCGCTCTGATACCCACTCTTCTGCTTCGTCCACTACAAAGGTTGTAATGCCGTGAATAGATTTCAACTTTGCAGTTTGGTTTCCCGAACTTGTCTTGATACCTCTAAACATCACTGCACCACCACTGCGGAGGTTCTTTACATCTGTTTTAGTGTGCATGTACCATTTCGAGTTTCCATCAAGCTCCACCTTCTCCATAAACTCGGGGATAACAGACATAGAAGCCGATACCATAGTGTAACGAGTGTATAGTATCTGATGAACTATTCGCTTTGCAGGAGTTGGATGTTTAACCTCAAACAACAGACGCTCAATGAAAGTGGAAACATTGAAACTCTTTCCACTTCCTCTACCCCCTGTAACAAGAATGATAAACTTATCCTTGTTATGGTATAACGGAGCATATATCTGCTGTGGGGTTATTCTATTCATTTGTATTGTCGGTCATCCACTTATCAATGTCGATACCATTCTCGGAGTACAAAGCATCTTCATCGTCTTGTTTTTTCTCCATCTTGCGCCATGTAGGGTCGTGGTGATAGAGTAGGGTAGCAATAGCTTGCATGTTAGGAGGTAGTTCCATCTCAGACTCTTGCACCACAGCTTTATCCGTCAGCGTCACCCATCCAGTACCACCACAATAGGGGCATTTCTTATCTGCTCCCATACACTCGCACTTATCTTGTACGAACTTAACTATCCTTGATTTTGTCTTCTTTCCACCAATCGCACCCTTGATGTATGTACCACGAAGCAAAGCTAAAATTCTTGTCCGTCCATGTGCTAAGACGTTAGTTATACGATCTCCACGCCTTTTGTTTTCTTCATCCGTCCAATTCTCATAGTTGCCGTTTTTCATGCAAGTGAATACCTCTCTGCATAGATTAAGCTCGTTTGCTATCTCCTCATCCGTGTATCCGTTCATTGCAAGACCTTCTATGCGCTTGTAGAAATCTTCACTATCGTAGTCGTGTTTTGGTTTTGCCATAGCTATTCAGTTAAAAGTGTTTCTATCTTTTCTGAGAATACTTCACCTTTGAGGAATTTCTCTTCGGGGTTAAACCCGAACTTCTCACAAAACTCTACTTTTGCCTCCCAATTGTCGAATGATAACATAAGATAAGCGTCCATATTTGCGGCTGCCTTTGTAGCAGCTTGTTTCACTTCTTCTTTTACTTGCTTCATATGAGCAACTTCCTCCGCTCTTTCTGCTTGCTTTTGTGCTACTTCTGCTTGACGTTGCTCTCTGACGGGTTCCATGAGCGTTTCGAGTTCATCAGCGATGTTGTTTTCTTCTTCTGTCTGAAAGTTGAAATCCACACCGATAATATCGAGGTCTTGTTCTGTTAGTCCTGCGTCTTTGTAGTCGATGTCAGGGATAAGCTCACGGAGTGTATCGTAGTTCCACTCGCCCTGTGCTGATGGGTTGTTGAGAAGTATAAGAAGCTCTTTTTCTTCTTTCTCCTCAACGTCTATCAAGTCCACTCGGATAGGGTAGTCGTTATCCTTTGTTTGAGTATTGTACTTTTGGAGTTCGTCCATGACCGAAAGGCGTTGGTGTCCGCTTACAAGTGTATATCCAGTCCGCTTGTTCACCACGATGCCTCCGACCATGCCGAATTTCTTTATACCACGTTTGAGAGCCTTGCGGTTCTCTTCAGGAATAGTACGAGGGTTCTGCTCGTGAAGTTTTATTTGAGAGCGTAGGAGTTCCACGCTCTCTGATGTGAAGTATTTGTTATCCATTTGACTTGTCTCGTTTATTTGTTATCCTGTTTATAATTCTGTTCAAATAAAATTCGTTCGGTCATTGGAAATACCTTGTATATCTTCTGCAAGTCCTGCGGATAGTGTTCGTTAAGCCACGTGAAGCAGTCTATGTTAAAGCCAATTCCATTGCTCGCCTTGTTGCCGTATAGAACGGGTTGAGGTAAACGCTTCATACGCATATAGGCTTTAACGTCTTTCTGCGTCCACGATGCAAGCGGATAGACTAAGCCGTTATTCTCATACTCGTTAGCTTCATAGCCTTTAAGCATAAGATTTCGGTTCATTCCGTCCGCTTTCTTCATCCCTAAGAACGTATAGTAAATACCCGTCTTTAATCTTACTGCCTTAATCACATCAGCGAGTTTCAGCAGCTTTACTTTCGGATTAGGTACACAATACAGACCGCCACGAAGAATATACGTTAAATTCCAATGAGGAACTTGCATAAACTCGACCTTTGGATATTTCTTCTTTACCCACCTTATCCATCCGTTGATGTGGTCTAAGTCCTTAACAAAGTACATAAACACACATACAACTCTTTCAAAGCGTGGATAGACCAAATCCAAAGTAACTAACGAATCTTTACCAAATGAACACATAACAATGCAAGATGACTGCTTTTCAGCCACCCTGCATATTACGTTATGTGCCTCTTGTAACTTGTTCATTACCCTGCGCTCATTCCAAAGCTCTTGCGAAGCTGCCTATAAACTGTATTGTGGCTTGCTAACTTGTTACCAGGTTCAAGAGAGTGGTTCGTTTTATTACCTAAATAAGAATTAGTTGCACCAGCAATACGACCTTTCACTGTTTGCGGATTTTTTCTCGCCATAATCTTTCATTTTGATTGATTATACTTTCTTCGACTTGTCTCTTATGTTGTGCGAAAGTACTTTACCCAAATCAAACACTACTTGCTCAGCTACCCATACAAGTGGATTGCCGTCTTTGTCCCTGCCATGCTCGTAAGTGATAGGCTCGTTATTCTCATCTACGAATATCTCGCAATGTGCGCCCAAGACCTCAACAAGTGCATTATCTCTGTCCTTGTTGTAACCAACGTAGAACTGGATAGCGTCATACTTGATAGGCTGCGCATTGCCGTCTGCATCTTCGATTTCAAAGCCCTCTTCATCAAGCTGCAATAGCTTCTTGATAGTTGTTGGACGAACCTCACGAAACTCTTGTACCTTGCGACCTGCAAGGATAGCATCGAAATACTTTTGTTTGATAATTAAATTTAATACTTTCATACTACTTTTCTCTTTTTTAATGTATCACAAAGATACGATTTAACATTATTATATTTAGAAATAACCCGCCCATTAAAGCAACAATAGGTGGGTTGTAAATTAA